GGCGGGCGGCGCCGCGGCGCTAGCGGCGCCGCCGCCACGGGTGAACGCGGCGGGAAGCCCGTCGGACCCAGTACCAAAACGCTAGCGCGCAGAGGTAGGCGGCGGAAGAGATCAGTCGGGAAAGCACGGCCTCGTCTAGCGGGGACTCTTCATGAAGGTGGATGGCCGGCGCATAAATTGGTCCGCGTCGAACGGCTCTCGCCAGCGTTGAATTGCCAAAAGGAGCGCAAGGCCTCCAGCTATCACGGCGACTGTCGCGATGAGCGCGGTGCGGCTGCCGGGGAGGCGTGGATGGAGCCAGTTTGCGAAGCGTAGCGCAGTGCGGCGGAATTGAAAGCCTCTGAGCTGCCATGTGAGCAGTAGACCGAGGACGAGGATACAAAGCGCCGTGCGGGGCCTGCCCGCATCTAACAAACGGAAGACGGTAGGGTCCTGGCGAACCCAAAGTGATCGCGGCAAATCGGCCCAGACGTAGGCGCTCGCGAGTGCGGTAGCCCAAAGAACGCACCATTGTGTGGGGCTCGGGTGTCTCATGTTATCGAGTGAGGCGACGGAGTGTGGATTCTCACTCAGATCTTTCCTAGCGGGCGGCCTGCTGTTGCGGGCCGCTTTTTCTTCGGCAATTCCTCAGGGCCTAGCTCCACGAACTTCTCATCGCCAGGCTTGGGCGGCTTTCCGTGTTCAGCTCGCCAGCGGGCCCAGCGGCCTAGCGCACGGTGGCGGGCGGCTTCAGCTTTGTCTTGGGGCGTCGCGCTTTTCCAGCGCATATCTGCTAACAACTGACCCACCGAGGGTTTCTTCTTGGCCATCGCTACCGGCATTGTAGCGTGCGGACGCATGGTTAGGCGGCTCGGGAAAGTCCTACTTGTTTATGCGTGCGTACGCATGATTAACTGAGGGCAGTTCATATGCATCCGCACGCATAATGAGGGAAATCAATGACCAACAAAGAGAAGGCAGAGCGTTTGCGCGCGATCCTGCGCGAGAACCAGGAGGGCGGCGGGCCGGCGCTGTATGCGACGGGAACGCGCGACCAGACGTTGCAGAGGGTCTTCGATGTGCGGGTGCAGGAAGGGACGCTGGAAGGCCTGGTGGGGGGAATTTGGTCCGAGATCACGAGCTGGGAGACACGATGAACGCTACAGGAACGATGAAGTTTCAAGCCAACGTGCCCGTCGAGGTAGCGTTGCAATATCCGGCTGGCAAGCCAGTGGAGTCGCGGTTTTCGGGGCGCGATGAGGTGATGTTCACGCTGACCAATGGGCAGCGCATGTATCTGGACCCGTTTGTCGCGCGCAAAATCGAGGGTCTTGGAATCGGGCGCGGGGAGGCTTTCACGCTGTGCAAAAAGGTGACTGGATCGGGCGCGAAGCGCAACGTCGAGTGGCTGGTCACGCGCGGGGTTACATCTCCGGATGAGGCGCCGCCGGTCGAGTGGGAGTACGGGCTGGCGCCGGCGCAGGTGAATCCGGCCGCGAGGAATGGGCGCACTGAGAGCAAGCTCGAATTCGCGATGGTGTCGGCGATCGCGGCGGTGGCGGCCGTCGAGCGTTACGCGGCTGGGGTTGGGTACAGCGTGCGCTTCTCGACCGCGGATCTGCGGACGGTGGCGTTGTCGGTGTTACTGAGCGCGGAGGAGGGCCTGCGGTCATGAGCGAAGAAATCCGTTTCGATTACGACAACCAGGCCTGGATCGTCGACGGCAAATACGTGCGCTGCGGCCATGCGGAGTCGATGGACTGCGGATGCTTCGGGCGCAGGCACGAAGGCGAGAGTGTGCCGGCCGACGAAGGAGCCCGGCCATGAGCCAGCACTGGGAGGACCGGACGGAAGAAGACCGGCGGGCGTTTGTGCGGGTGACACGCGGGGTGGATCCACGTCGAGCCAGGAGATCGGAGGGGGCGGGGAACTGGCTGATCGCGGTGCTGCTGGCGGCGTGGTTTTGGGCGGTGGCGGGAGCGCCGCGGCTATGGTGAAACGCTGGCTGATCGCGCAACTGGATGCGCAACGGGTTGCGCTGAAACCGGTTGCGTTTTCCACAGGCTCCGGCGCAACCGGTTGCGGAACGCATCATTATCTCCGTAGAAGAATAACAGTACTAGTAAAGCAGCAGCAGCAGCAGCAGCAGGGAAGGCCCACGGCTGTAGCTGCTGCTGCTGCGCCTGCTGTTCGCCGCAGCGTCGATGATGAGGATCTGGTCGAAGATCTACTCACGCTGATGACGGCGAATGCCGAACTGAGAGTGAGGCCTGGAATGACCTACTGGACTTGCGAACGGGAAGCCGAAGACCTGTGCGCGGAATGCGACCGGCCGATCTGCCGCGAGCACGCGATCACGCTCAAGTGGGGAAGACCCGGCGATTTTCTGGAGCTTTTGGTTTGCTCGGAATGCGCGGCGCATCCCATAAAAACACCGGACCGGGCGAAACTAACGTGATATGATCGTTTCGCAAGCGGCCCATTACAGTGAGGCCGAATGGCGGGTCGAGTGATAAAACAAGCGAAAAAACGGGCAAAAAAGCGGCGAACGGCCCACTCTGAACAGAATGGGCCGCTCAAACGCAAAGCCCTCAAATACTTCACAGAGGCCGAAATACAGGCCTTTTTTCGCGTTTTGAAAAGCGCGCGCGACAAGGCCATGTTCCGCGTGATTTACCTGAAGGCGCTGCGCGCGTCGGAAGTGGGAATGCTGCGCATGACCGACTATCACCAGCGCGAGGGCCGCTTGTACGTGCGTAGGCTTAAGGGCTCGCTGCCAGGGGAATTTCGGCTGCACCGGCAAGAGGCTGCGTTCCTGCGCGCGTGGGTTCGGGAGCGCGGCAACCAACCGGGCCCGCTGTTCATGTCGCGCAATCACCGCGCGATCTCCCGCCGGCAACTGGATCGCCTAGTGAAGCACTACGGCGCCCTCGCCGGCATCCCCTTCGAAAAATGCCACGCGCATTCATTCAAGCACTCGCGCGGCACGCACCTGCTGGCGAAGGAGCGCGACATCACGCTGGTGCAGGATCAGCTCGGCCACGCCAATATTCAGAACACGATGATCTACGCGCAGGTGGGCAACGCCGCGCGGGAGGATCTGTTCGGGCGCGAGAAGGACCGCTGGTGATGGCCGGGGCGGTGAAGTGCGCGCGCTGCGGCGAGGAGTTTGAGCCGGCGTGGGACGAGGGTGAGGCGCTGGCCGAAATGCGCGCCACGTTCGGCGACTTGGCCGTCGATAATCGCGTGCTGGTGTGCGACGACTGCTACGTCGCGCTGGGCTTGGGCCCGCTGCGCAACTGACGCGACATAATTGGACAGTTTGAAGGGCCTACCGGGCTGGGCCGGTGGGGACGACTCCTGTGATGGGAGGAGATCGCATGGACCTAGCAGGCAGTTCCGGCGCCGTCGTTCGTGGCGGCGTGCGGATTCCACGGAGCTCACCGCGGAACTGCCGAACCGATTTTGCAAAGCTACTGAGATACGTCGATCCGGACGCGCAATGCGGGTTTGGATTTGAGGGGGTGATCCTGCGGCCGGGGTCGCTGGTGACCGACGCCGAGCTGTGGCCTTCCGCTGAATTTCCACGCATTCCTCTGCTGCTTGAGGCAGCTTTGGTGCCGCGCGACCAAGCGGCCGCGCGGCGGCGTCTGGAGCCGTTGTACGTGTTGTGGCGCTATGACCAGCAGCGTAACGCGTGGAGTGAAATCGGGCGCGCGAAGTCCGAGAGCTGGCACTGGGCGCTCGAGCTGCGCGGCCTGGCGGTGCGGGCGATGGCCGACTCGCGGGCGTTAATTCGGGTGAGAATAAATCTCACCAAGGTGCAGCAGCGCATCGCCGCTGCGCTCGACCGCGAGCTTAAAAGCCTGGATTTCGCGGAAACACGCTCGGTGCTGGGAATATTGCACGATCAGCTGGCGTGGCGTGCGGCGGCGATCGGCAGCCTGGCTCCCGGAAATACGGCGGTTATATCGAGCGCTTTTCCTGGGAATGGCGACGGTTCGGGGTGAACTCCCGGCCTTTTCGAAACGGAGCCTTGAATTTCAACCCGTGTTCGGTGTAAGATTTTTCCCATGTTCCGCGAGGCCGACAGGCCGATACCTTAGGGTTGCGCTCGAGGCGCGATCTCAGGTAGGTTTGTATCGGATCGCTTGGCGGCTGGCCGGCTGCTGCGGTTTGTTTTACGAGGATGTGAGCGGGTGGGTTAAGGCTTGTCCTTTCCATCGCCCCGCTCGCTCGCATACCTCGCGATGGGAAAGGACAACATGGCTCACCTCTCAGCACGGCAAAGTGTTCCCGCCACTCTGCTTCCGATAACAGATAGCTCGTCAACCTGTCCCGGAAGGCTTTCATGAGCGCGGGCGCGGCGCCAGCAGCACCCCGACGTCAGACGCAACCCTTCGCTCCCGTTCCCCACTCCATCATCGAGAACATGGTGCTGCTCACGCATGCGGAACTACAACTGGCGCTGATTGTGCGGCGGCGCACGGAGCAGGTGGAAGTGGCGACGGTGTCGACGCGGATGTGGGAGGACTGGACCGGGCAATCGGAGCGCACGCGCGACAACGCGATCCGCGGGCTGCGCGAGAAACAGTTACTCGAGGTCGACGGCCGTGGCGACGACGCCAGGTTTTCGGTTGACCTGCGCGGCTGGTCGCACTACGTGCGCCACGCGCCGGCGACCAAGGGGCGCACTGCTGGGCGGGCGGAGTCGAAGCCCGAGCTGGTGCGCAAGCCGATGCACGAAGATTGCCAGGAGCGCGGGTGCGCCGTTTCGAACGGCCGCGCTGTAATGCAAAACGCAGTACACCAGATCGCCACGGCTCCCCCGCAGGTTGTTTCCTCCGAGCACCAAGCGGCCGAGGTTGTGACGGCGCCGCCGGTCCCGTCCCCTGCTTCTCACTCAGGGGGCGGCGACCGGCAGGTGACCCAGGAGCAAGGCGCGGCGGGCTGGTTCCAAACCTTGGCGGCTTTGCGGGCGGCGTTCGCCACCATCGGTATACGCTTTTTGTTCTCCTTATTAAGTGTGGTGCTGGCGAGCTTCCCCGACGTGACCGACAGCGAGCTGGCGACGGCGGTGGGCTTCGCATGGCGGGCCAAGAAGCGTTACCAGGAGGGGGAGGGGCTGTTTTTAAGCACGGTGCCGGATGCACTGCGCGCAATGCGAGAACACGCAAGTTCTTTAGTTGCACCACCCATCGCGCAACCGGTTGCGCAACCGCCTCCGCTGGAGCCAGAAACGAGCGGGTCGCCCTGGATGCGGGTGCGGCTCCGGCTCAAGGCCGCGATCAGCCCCAGGGCGTACCAGGATTGGGTGGAGCGGACCGCGTTTGAATCCTTCGACGTGGTGGCGCGGGTGATGCGGGTGCGGGTGCCGGACCAGGTCACAGCGGACTGGCTCACCCAGGAGTACGGCGAGGAGCTGCTGGCGGCTGCGGTGGCGGAGAAGCTGGGCGCGGTGAAGTTCCTGTACTTGGTGGGTGTCGCTCCATGAGCCCCGGTAGCGAGCCCAAAAAAATCACCGCGCTGTTCGCCTTCGTGTGCACCGAGGCGGATGGCAGCGAAGGCGTGCCGGCGTTTACCACGACGGACGGTTTGGTGGTGCCGCTGCTAGGCGCGGACGAAGCGCGCATCTACAGCCTACGTCCGATGGCGCAGGTGATCTCCGATATCAGCCGCCGGCCGATGCGCATGGTGCGCTTCACCGGCATGGAAGTGATCGGGGAAGTGAAGCCGTGCGACGACCCTGGCCATACCGCTAGACCGGGAAACGGCCACGGGAGCGGATCATGACGCCGCGCGAGCCCACGCGGCGAGCCCAGCAGGTGATCGACGTGCCAGCAGTGCAGACTTCGGTGGGACTCTGTTCGGTGTGCGGCATCGATTGCTGCAACTGTCCGATCTGCGTCCAAGCCAAAGGGCGCGTGAACATCTGCGGGCCGTGCAGACGTGGGCAGTCTGGAGCGGCGTCATGACCGCGCGGGAGCGGGCGCAGGCATTTGTCGACGGCTTGGAGGGCGAGGGGATTGTGCATGGCACCGCCCTTGTCGCGCGCATCGAAGCCACCATCGAGGCCGCGCTGCGCGAGCAGGAAGTGCTGCTGCATGAGAAGTGGTTGCACCGCGGCGGTGACCGCGACTACGAGACGGAGCACCGCGTATGATGAGCCAGGACACGCTCAACATGGCCCTGGAGATTGGGCTACGCGAGAACGATCCGCGCGTGTGGCTGCTGCTGGGCGTGGCTTCCGGCCGCTCCACCACGATGCTGTCGAAGGTGCAGCCAACGCGAGAGCTGTTCGAGGAAATGGTGGTGGCCGGCAAAGCCGGCATGTCCATCGACGACGCGATCGCGCGCATCGACCGCTGGGTGGAGGAGCGCTGGAACGAAGCGCGGGACCATGTGCAAAGGACCACGCGCGCATGAAAGCCCCCAAGCCGCTCCCGAAACTCGCGCCGCGAAAAGTCGCGCTGCGTCCGCTCGACAATCGGCTGGTGTTGAGGCGCCTGGACGCGGAGGAAGAAACGGTGGGCGGGATCTACATTCCCGACATCGCGCGCGAGAAGGCGCAGCAGTTCGAAGTGGTGGCTGTGGGGCCTGGGCGTTGGTCAAGCGATCTGGCTTGGATGCCGGACGGTGAGACCAGCAAGGAAGTGCAGCCGCAGCGCATCCCGGTGGACGTGATCGTGGGCGAGCGCGTGCTGCTGGGCAAGTATTCGGGGACCGACGTGACGGTGGATGGCATCGAATGCACCATCGTTCGCGAAGAGGAGGTGCTGGCGGTCATCGAGAAACGGAGCCCTGCTGAGTGAAGCATCCGCGATTGGTGGAGGCCAGGCTGGAGCAATTGCGGGAACGCCGCGCCGCGCTCGATGACATCATCGTGCGGCTGGAGCGGTTGTATCAGAACGAACGCGCGCGCAACTGGCAGCCGCGCTCACGGATGGAACAGCAGCGGCGCTTCGAGAGCCAGGCGCAGCAGAGTGAGGCAACATGAGCGCGCACCCACAGAGCAGGTTAGGTCCGGACGACGAAGGCAACGTCTGCATGGCAGTGGCGGCGGACCCAGCGCGCGGAGTGGTGCGCGTGACGTTTGAGCATCCGGTGGCATGGATGGCGTTCGATGCGCGCAGCGCCCGGCTGTTCGCCGATCACCTGCGTGTTTGCGCCGACAAGGTGGACGCCGCGACCAACTGACCATGCTCACTCCCGACGATATCCGCACGCGGCTGCGCAGCGGGACTCTCATCGTGGTCTCCTGCATGAAGGCGACGGCGCTGCTACGCCTGGGATACCGGCGCGGCTTCCATTGCGCGCAGTGTGGCGTCGAAGTGCAGATGAGCGAGCGGGCGCAAGATCAGGTGAAAGCCGGCGCGCTGGTGATGTGCAACCCCTGCGGCATCGGACTTGCGGAGTGGGCGCGCGACGATGGCAGATCGAGCGAAGTGTTCTTGAGTCCGGAGGCGCAAGCGGCAATCTCACGTGGGCACACGGAGATCGATCCGGCGCGGTTCGATGCGCTGGTGAAGAAGCCCTGATGCCGATACGCCCTGAGTTCCGCCAGTTCTACGGGCGCGTGTGGCGCGAGGAGATCAGGCCACGAATTCTGAAGCGGGCGCGCAACAAGTGCGAACAGTGCGGCGTGCCCAACAACACCGAAGTGCTGCGCGTGCGCGGCTGCTGGCTCGATCAGAAAGTGAGTTGGAAATTCCGCGTGCTCGAACGCTGGCGCGGCGCCGACGGCAAGCGGCTGAAAGAGGAGCCGGAAGGTCCGCAGCGGCGCGTGCGCATCGTGCTGGGCGTGGCGCATATCAATCACACGCCGGGCCAGGACGACGATGACAACCTGCGCGCGTGGTGCCAGTGGTGCCACCTGCATCACGACGCGGTGCATCACAGAGAAACCAGGGCCACGCGCAAAGACGCCACGCGGCCGTTGCTCGCCCAATTGTCGGAGGCCTCATGATCGACGCGCGCTTTGAAGCGCTGCCGCACTGGAACCGGGGCGAGCTGGGGAAGCGGCGGGCGCATTTCAAAACCTCGTACACGCGGACGCTCGACAAGCTGGAGAAGGAAATCGGCCTGGTGCACGGCCAGCATATCCGCATCGAGGCGGGCTACTCGTCGTATCAGATTCGCAATGACGGCTGGCCCAAGGGCGGCGCAAGCCCGTCGCACCCGGGCGTGGTGCTGTACTTCGATACGCCCGATGGCGCGCTGTGTTTCCCGGCGGGGACCTACGATCGCATGGAGTCGAACCTGCACGCGATCGCGCTGACACTTGAATGCCTGCGCGCCGTCGATCGCTACGGCGTGACCGCTGGCCATGAACAGTACCGCGGCTTTCTGGCGCTGCCCGCGCCGACGCCACAGGTCACCGTCGAGCAAGCCGGAACAATTCTGGCCGCGCTGTCGGGTGTGCCGGCGAAAGACATCGTGCGGCACCATGACGCCTATCGCACGGCTTACCGCGATGTGGCGCGGCGGCTGCATCCGGACAGCGGCGCGGACCGCGATGCGTGGGAGAACTTTCAGAACGCGGCGGTGGTGCTGGAGGAGCATCACAAAAAGCCGGCCTAGGAAAAGTTGCAGCGAACCGCTGCAGGAGGTGCACTGAATGGCTGCAAGTTCGGCGGTGGGGGAGCGGCGATGCCGCGTGTGCGGCTGTAAGGACGACCGCGCCTGCCTGGGCGGATGTTCGTGGGTCGAGGACGATCTGTGCTCGACCTGCGAGGAGGCGATTGCGGTCCTTGCGGCGTACATGGACAATGCCCACGACTTCTTCCCCGGCAGGCTCATGAAGGAAGCCAGAACCCGCTACAGCGAGGACGCGTTGTGCACGTGAGCAGGCTGGCGCTGCAACAAGATTTCGAGCGGCTGCAGGCCGCATCCATGCTGATCGAAATGCTCACGCGCCGCGTGCTGCCGGACGGCCGCGTGCTGGCGCTGCGGGTCCAAATGTTCAACGTGCGGCTGGTAGTCGAAGTGGATATGTACACCGAGGCCGGCTGGTGCTACGAGAACTTGAAAAGCGCAGCCGCGGCGATGGCGCGCTGGGATCCGGATCGCGACGAAGAACCCAGCGGGTGGATCAAAGACCCGTACAGCGGCCGGCGGCGCGTGACGATTTTCTGCGGGGAGTGCGGCAAGCCAAACGGCGCGCTCGAGTACCGATGAAAACCGGCGACCACATCACCGTCGAGGGGAAAGCCGGCCGAGTCACCGCGCGCGTGCTGGACGTCCGCGCTGCCGACGAAATAGGGGACTTGCCTGTGGATCTGAGCCCTGAGGCCCGCAAGGCCATCGCCGACGAATTTCGCAACGTGGCCATTATCGGCTACTACTGCGGCGTCGAGCGCATTCCACTGATGTTCGTCGCGTTCGAAGACGAGCACGGGACATGGTCGGATCTCAACGGCCACCAGCTTTCTATTACGCCGGCGAACCCGGCCACACCCACCCAGGAGGAAGAACGATGCCCTGCCCATTCTACGGAAAATACGCGTCCGAATTGATGCGCGTGCTGGTCGACCAAGGCGGCAACCAGTGCGCCATCGTCACCGACGCCTACTCACCCTGCCAGATGGAGATCGCTGGCGCCGCGCCGGATTTGGAGAGCTGCGCGTTTGCCGCCACGCGCCCGGTCCGAGTGAGCGAGTTCAAAACCTTCGAGCAGCGCGGGCTCGAACGCCGCCCGCAAGGCAATTACCCGGACTGACTATGGCGACCCAGCGAAAGAAGAAGACCGAGAAGGACGTCAAAATCAGCATCGCCGTGGTGTGCTCTCCGCGTGACGATGAGTTGGCCTTCAAGATCATCCAGCATATGGCGGAGGCGGCGGCGCGACTGCTGCCGCCCGCGGATGCGCAGAGGCTGCGCGATGAATTCGCGCGGGAATTTCCAGCGGCGCAGAAAGTGGGTGAAGCGTGAAGCCGGCGACCGCGACGGCGCTGGCTCCCATGCTCACCGTTCACGAAATCCGTTCGATGAGTTCGCTGCGCGAGGAGTGCCCGGACCTCGACCCGAGTCTCTGCTACGACAGCATGGGCCGCTACCGCATCGAAGGGCGGCGGGGCGGGGAAGTGCTGGTGCAGGTGGCGGCGCTCTCGCTGGGAGTCGCCAGGCGCAGCTACCGGGAAGCGTATGCGAAGGCCACCGGCAGCGCTCTAGCGCCCAAGGTGCGGCGCAGATCGGAGTCGCGGATACCGGAGTCCTGGGAAGCGCGGCGGCGCGCCTACCTCATCGAGACGGGGCGGATCGACCAACTGCGGAGCGAGAAGCTGGAACACATCTGAGCGAAGTAGACGCAGATTTTAGTTGACTCGCAGGTGGAACCCGCTTATCCTGTCCCCACATGGGAACAGCGACGAAGTCCTCCAACAAGAGGCCCGCGAGAGCGGCGAGCACAGCAGCCGCGCCAGCGACCGCCACGCGTGCGAGAGCAGGGAAGGCCAGTCCGGCTTCCAAAACCACCAAGGGCAAGAAAACCGCAGCGCCCGCCAAATCGCGCAGCGCGCGGGGCTGAGCACCTTCCGGGAACGGGCGCGCCGCCCCTACTTCATCCGCCGTTGACGCACTCAGGTACGAGTAGACCTGGGCAGAGTCGTGGCACGGCCAAAGTCGTCGAGCGACGAACGCTGCACGCGCCAGGTTTTAGGACCGCGCCCCAGCGCCAGCACGTGGCGATCACGCACCAGTTCCTCGATCTGCGCGGGCGGCAAGCCAGAGTAGTCGGCGGCTTCCTGCACCGTCAACCAAAATTTGGTGATGCGCGGCGGCGTCAACTGATGCAGGGTTTGGACCAGCGCGGCGGCGATCTCCGATTGCGCGCGGACCGGGGCCATCTGCGCTTCGATGGCGAGGCCCGCAGGCACGGCCAGGGCGCGGGTGCCCGGCTCCTGCCGCATCACCACGTTGGTCTCACGTTCCCGTTTCACCGTGGCCAGATCCACCGGGTGATAGACGACGCGGTCGGATTTCTCCCCGGCCAGGCGTACCTTGCGGGTGCGGATGCGGCCGGCTCCGCTCTTGCGTTCCAGTTCACGGATGCTGACACCGAGGAATTTAGCGGCCTCCAGCTTGGGTAGCCAGTTCTCGGTGGTCGGTTTTTCTCTGTGGGGTGCGGTCATGGTTTCCTCCTGGGGTGACGACTCTCGACGACAGACGTCGAGCGTTGACTATACCCGCAAAGAGGGGAATTGTCGAGACGGATCAGTCCGAGCGCGCACTCTCTAAGCCGAAGGGAAAGAAGTGGCGATGAAGAAGTCTACACGCCAGCGCCCTCCGCGTGCTACGGCCCGGCAGGCAACGACCAAGGAAGCCCGCAGGACGCGTGTGGCCGCTGCGCTGGTCGAAGGCAAGTCGGTAACCCAGATCGCCCGCCAGGAGCGCGTGTCGCGCTCTACAGCGTCGAAGCAGGCCAATTCTCCCGAAGTCCAACTGCTCATCACCGCGCTGGTGGAAGCGGAGCGCGTCCAGATCCGTTCGCTGTTCCAGCAGGCGCTCAAAGCCGTCGAGGATTCCTTCGCCGCCAACCGCACGGCGGTCTACGAAGGCGGCACGGTGGACCTGGGCGCAGACCATTACGCGCGGCTCACCGGCGTCAAGTGCCTCACCCAACTGCTCACCGCTGGGCGGCAGGCGGTGAAGCCCGAACCGCCCTCCGCCAAAACCTTCACACTCGACCAACTGAAAACCGCCGTGGCGCAAGCCGCTGGGAGGCTCCAATGATCCGTCACATGCACGCGGTCGCGGCGAGTCAGCGCGCCGCACACCGCCGCGCGGAGTGGGTGGACTACTGGCAGGCGCTCGAAGTCCGCGACGAGCTGGTGCTGGACAATCTCACGATGGTCGAGAAGCTGGCCACCGGCATCCTGTTCCAGGTGCGCGCGGCCGTCGTCGATCGCGGGGAGCTAGTGGCAGCCGGACGTCTGCGCATGATCGTGCTGGCGGAAAGTTTCGACGGCGAGCGCGGGATCTCTTTCGAGGGATACGCGCGGCAAGCCGTGCGCGGTGCGATGTGGGAGCTGGTGCGGCGGCGCAACTGGAAAAATTCATCGCACCAGTCGCTCGACTCGGTGAGCGCCAACGGGGAAGACCTGGAGTGTGCGCCGCAGGTGGCCGACGAACGGCAGACGCCGGAGGAGCTGCTGGAGTCGGCGCGCAAACGCGCCCTCGCCGGCGAGGCCATGTTGGTCCTGAGTGAACGCGAACGCTACGTGGTGGTGCTCTACTACCGCGATCACGACCTAGGCGCCATCGGCAAGCAACTCAACATCGGGGCCAGCATGGCCAGCCGCGTGCACCGCCAGGCGCTCGCGAAGATGCGCGAGTATTTCAGGTTGCAAGGGCGGCGGGCGGCATAGGGTGATTTTCAACCGCGCACAACGGCCCGGGGCCTGCGCGCTCTAACCGTGCCGAGCGCGAATCACTCCGTAGAGCGGCTGCTCGAACAGTTCCGCGACCACAAACGCTTCTGCCATGAGTCCCTGAAGATCCGCAACAAGCAGGGGCAGGTGGTGCCCTTCGATCTTCAGCCAGCGCAGGCGAAGCTGCACGCCGGCATCGCCAAGCAGCGGGCGCAACGCAAGCCCGTGCGCATCATCTACGGCAAGCCGCGCCGCGTGATGGTGTCAGCCGCGGTGTCGGCCGAGATTTTCCACGAAGCGCCTTTTAACGCGGGGCAATCCGCGCTGGTGGTGGCTCACAATCTCAAAGCGGCGCGCCAGATCTGGAACTATCACCGCGATTTTCACCGCCTGTATACGGCCTTCGGCGGCGTGATCGCACTGCCGAAGGCGGTCCGCAAGCCGGGGATGCGCGGCGCGATGGAATACGAAAACGGTTCCACCATCGAGATCGAAACCGCGCGCAATTTGGACGCCGGCCGCGCTTATAACATCCGCCTGCTGCACCTTTCCGAGTACGCCTACTATCCCAACGCGCGGCGCATCGGCGGAGGCCTCATCAATTCGGTGCCGGAAGATCCCGACACCATGATCATCAAGGAGTCGACGGGCAACGGCGTCGGCAACCCCTTCCACCAGGACTGCCTCAGCGCGATGGACCCGGCCTCGGGCAGCGAGTGGCTGTTCCTCTTTTTCGCGTGGTGGGAACACCCCGAATACGTGCGCCGCTTCCAGACGGTCGAGGAGATGGCGCGCTTCAAACAGAGCCTCACGCGGGAGGAGCGCGAAATCCAAGAGACGTTCCAGCTATCGCTGGAGCAGGTGGCGTGGCGGCGCTGGGCCATCGTCAACAAGTGCGAGGGTTCGGTCGAGATGTTCCACCAGGAATATCCCGCGACCCCGGAGGAGATGTTTCTGCACTCCGGACGGCCGCGCTTCGTGCACAAGAACCTGGCGCGGATGCCGCAGATCAAAGACGCGCCGGTGGGCGAGCTGCTGCGGCTTCCCGGTCCGCGCCGCGCCCTCACCTTCCAACCGTTGGAGCGTGGCCCGCTGGTGATCTACAAACGGCCGCAGGCGAATCGCCTCTATGTCGGCGGTGCCGACGTCGCCGAGGGCAAGGACGTGGGCGACGGGACCATTGGTGGCTCAGATCCGGACTGGAGCGTTTACAACATGCACGACCGCGACACCGGAGAGCAGGTGGCGAAATTGCGGGCGCGCATGGAGCCGGATGCCTTCGCTGAATATTCGGTCGCGCTGATCGAGTGGTACAACTGGGCGTTCACCGTGCCCGAATCGAACGGGCCAGGCCTCGCCTACATCAATTCGCTGCTGCGGTATGGCTTGCCGCCGGCGCTGATCTATCACCGCCGCCCGCGTCCGGACGAGAAGTTCGCGGCGAACACGTCCACCGCGCAGCTTTTGGGATGGCTAGAGACGACGGTGACCAGGGTTCAGTTAATCGAGGATCTGAATGCGGCCATCAACAATTTGGGCATCATCATGCACGATCCCAACACCGTCGCCGAGCACTACAGCTTCGTGGTGAAGGCCAACGGCCGCGCGGAGCACCAGGCGAATTGCCACGACGACGAAGTGTTTTCCGAGGGGCTGGTGGTGCAGGGACTCCAACACCCGCCGGTGGATATGCGCATCTCGGCGGTCGGCGCGATCGCGGCGGCGACGCGGCCCGGTGTGAGGCAGTACGGTCAAAGCCGACAGGAAGAACAGCGAAGAGGACGACTGGTGAAACTCTAATGAGCACCGCGTGGTTTCCGCTGCACGATCACGGCGCCGTCGCGCCTGAGCCCCCGACGGTCCGCGTGCCGTGGGAACGCTCGCGCCTGGTGCTGGCGTTGGCGCTTCACCAGTGCACCCACTGCCGCGGCTCCGGCGTCTCGGACCCATTTGTTAAACACCCTAGGCCCTGCCGCTGCGTCTTGCGCCGCATTTTCGTGATCTGCCACAACCGCTACCAGTTGATCGGCAGCGAGCAGATGGCGGAGGGCACCAGTTCGCACTTCATGATGACCGGGAACCCGCGCGCCATCGGCAAGCGGCGCGCACGCGGATGGTCACGGCCCAAAGAAGAATTCCGCGCGGACTTCGTGTGCATCGCGCGGCGTGCGCTGACAGCCGACGAATTTCATTTGTTCGTCGAGCACTTCCTGGAGCTGCGCGCGTGGCCCGTGTGCGCGACCCGCCTCCAGATGACGCGGGGGAATTTCTACCACGCGGTGTATCGCGTGCAGGCCAAGGTGGGCGAGGCGTTCGCGGCGACGGAGCCGTTTGCGCTCTTCCCACTCGATGAGTATTTGGGCGGCACCGGCCACGGCCGGCGGTCGATGGGCGAAGACGTGAACGTGCAGCCGAAGGTGCTGCGCAAGATTTCGGAGCGGCCAAAGATGCGGTCCTTCGATCCAGGGGTGAAGGAGCTACGGCCGCAGCCGAAGGTGATGGCGATGGGAGCGGCGGCGGCGTAACGAGGCAGGTGGGAGGCAGCGATGGTGGAAGCGAAACAGAACCGCGCGGGGCATGTCAATAAAGCCACGGTGGTCGACGAGCTAGGGCGCATCGAAGCGGACCTGGCCAAGGCCTACGCGAAATTGGAAAAGCAAGTCACGCGAGCCGCTGAGCTGCGCGCGCTGATCCTCAGTTGGTACGACGCCACTCCCGCCAATGAAGCGGCGCTGGCCGAGGGCAAAAAGTTCGTGGTGCAGGTGACCGCGTGCTTCAACCAGCGCACGCTCGATATCGGCAGGGTGTACCGCAAGCTGGGCTGGAAACGCTTTCTGCTGGTGTGCTCCGTGCCGCTGGGCAAGGCGCAGGCGGTGCTGGGCCCGCGCGAGATGGCGGCGTGCGTGACCACGGCGCAGACCGGCCCGCGATCGCTGAGTGTGGTGGCCCGCGGATGATGGACAAGATTCCATGGCGCGCCCTGCGGTCCTCGAACGTCCACAGCGCGAAGCACGATCCGGAAACCAACACGCTCCACGTGAAGTTTCACGACGGAGCGATCTACGAATACGAAGGCGTGCCGGCGTCGGTGCACCAAGGGCTGATGAACGCGCCCTCGGCCGGCAGCTTCCTGCACCAGCACATCAAGCAATACGGGGGGTACAGGATCAATTGAAGCCCGCCACGCCAGTCCTGTTACGAGCGCCCGAGTGCGGGCGCACGCGAGTGTTCGCGAAGAATCAGCCGCAGTATCAGGCGTTGCCGACGCTGGTGGGCGGCGGCGACAAGGGGCGCGTGACGAGCCGCTGGGAGTTGACCTGGCGCGAACGCTGGCACATTTTTCGCCATGGCAATCTCTACATCCAGCAGCTCACCTACGGCTTCCCGCTGCAAGCGATCCTGCCGAGCGTTGAGGAACCGAAACCGGGGGACGTGCTGTAATGCGCAAAAAAAAGAAGCTCGAATCCGGCGAATCGCCGCAGCTTGATCTGAGCGAGCAGGAAACCTCGCGCCTGGGCACGCGCGTCCTGCAGGACTACCGTAACGGCCTGGCCGATCACAACCGGCGCATGGCGCGCTGGGCGGAATACATGGAGCGCTGGGAGGGCACGCCGGACGTTCCCGAAGAAGGGCAAGAGCGCGACAGCAACATGCCGGTGCCCTATATCCGCTGGAACGTGCTGGCGCAGTGGGCGAAGGAAATGGACTCGCTGTTCGGCGAGGACGCGCAGATCGTGGCCGAGCCCGTGGGCGCGTCGAACTACAAGCGCGCCAAAAAAGTCGGCCTGTACATGACCTGGCGCGTGTTCAATTCGATGAAGCTGGTCTCGCCGTTTTGCGAGTTCGTGCTGCGCAAGATCATTTTTGGGCGGTCCTTCGCGTATTCGCCATGGGTGCGAAAGACCTACCAGGTGCGCGGCAAGGAAGTGGTGGACTACGAAGGGCCGGGCTTCGAGCCGCTGTGGCCGGACGATTTCATCGTGCCCGCCGAGGAACACAAAACCCTCCACGAATTCTCCTGGGTGGTGCGCAAGTATCGCGTCACGCCCGACGATCTGCTCGAAGGTGAGAAGGCCGGCCGCTACAGCGATGCGGTGAGCGCGAACTTCGAGCAGATCGTAAATCTGTCGCGGCAGGCCCCGCAGCGCGAAGCCGAAGGCGACGAAGTGAAGCTCGCCGAGGACGAAGCCAAGGGCGTTGCCATGACCATGCCGCAGTCCGCTGGCGACACCCTGGTGGTGCTGGAGTGGTACGGCAAATGGCGGATGCTGCTCAACCCCGACGAGGATGGCGACGAATACGATCTGACCAAGCGAGAGCGAATGCGCTCCGACATCATGGTGCGTTTCCTGCCCGACGTCGGCAACCTGGTGATCGGCGTGCAGGATTTGGAGGAGCTGTACCCGGACCTCGCGCGGCGGCGCCCGTTCGTCGAGTCGTCGCTGCTGAAAGACGGCAGCTATTGGTCGCCTGGCCTGGGCAAAATGCTCATCGACCTCGAAGACGACATCCGCCAGAATCACAACCAGGGCACCACCGCGGGCGAGAACTGCACCGGCCCGGTGATCTTCTACCGCCCTGCCACCAGCAGCGTGCTCGACCGCGAAGCGGTGGAGATCAAGCCGAAAACCCTGATCCCGGTGGACAATCCTTCGACCGACGTGAGAGTCGAGACGCTGCCCACCAGCACGCAGTTCATGGAGATGCGGGAGCAGACGCTCATCGGCTACGGCGAACGATTAACCGGCCTCACTGACCCCGCTATGGGGCGCTCCAGCGACCGTCCCAATGCCCCGCGCACGCTGGGCGGGCAGACCCAGCAGCTACAGGAAGGCAGCGTGCGCATCGCGCTCAACACGCTGGTGCTGCGCGAGGATATGGCGCTGGTGCTTCAGCATTTTTGGCTGCTGGAGTATATGTTCTCGCCGAAACAAACCTTCTTCCGGGTGACGGAGGATGACGCCGACGGCCTGTTCCCCGTCAACGACGGCGGCTCCATGCTGGAGCGCGAGGACCGCGACGGCCGCTACGATTTCAAGCTGGAATTTGCGACGTCGCTTTACTCGCGCGAGATGGACAAACAGCGCACGCTGCAACGGTACGAGCTCGATCTGCAGAACCCGCTGATCGCGCAAAACCCGCGCGCGCTGTGGGCAGTGACCCGTGACGTGCACGAAGCCTTGGGCGATCCCAACTTCGATGAGCTGGTGCCGGAGCCGCCGGAGGGCGATCTGCCGGTGAACCCGAAGGAGGAATTTTCGCGGCTGCTGCACGGCGAAGAAATCCACGTGAACCCGATGGATAACGACGAGCTGCACATGCTCCGCCACCGCAAGGATATGGCGGATCTGGAAGCGGACGCGGAAAAAACCAAGGAGCCGTTGCCCGACACGCACTCGAAGCTGGTCATGCACTACATCCAGCACATCGACCAGATGCAGCACAAAAAAGTAGTACAGGCTCTCGCGGAAGCCGCCGTGCAAAAGTTGGGGTCGGGCCTCCCTCCTCAGATTGCACAGCGGCTGAGCGGGGGAGCGGCGATCGCGCAGCAGGCGACAAATACCCAGCCGGGCGTACAGCCGGGGCCCGCGCAGCCAGGGACGGCCCTGTGAACCTCCAGGCGATCATAGCGGCTTCGATGATCCTGGGGCGTGGCAACACGGCGGACCTGAGCACGATGGGCACCCGGCGTGTACGCGCAGCGCGGCGTGCGGAGGCCGGCAATCACAAATGCCGCTGCGGAAAAACCATTTCGGCGAACAAAGACAAGTGCCTCGCGTGCGCGGAAGGGCGCGTGATCGAATGCTGAAACTCGACCGGCTGGACAGCGACGAGTTGGAGCGTTTCGTCGGCTCCCTAATTTGGGCGGAATACACGCGCCGCATCGACGAGCGCGTGGCCAGTTACCAACGCACCTGTGAAAGGCGCGAATCTAAAGAGAGCGAAATCCGCCACGCACAAGGGGCTCTCGAAGCTCTGCGGTTTGTCGGTACCCTCCCCACGCTGCTGCGGAAGGAAGTCCTTCGGAGCGGCGCTGCCAATCCAGCCACCGGCCGGACGACGAGGAGAGTCCCATGAACCAACCGGCAGGTATGCCGCCGCTGATCCAAATCGCGGGCCTGGTGTACAACCGCGACCACATCGTGAAAGTCGATCTCACCAAGCCCGACGTGGTGGTGATTCACACGACGACGGGCGCAGACCCGTATAGCGGAACAATCGGCGAGCAGGTGCGCCACTTCTTCGCTGGACCGCCCGCACCCGCAGCCGCGGGGCAGGCTGGTGATAGCAAGCCGCAGAAGCGCACCGGAAGGAGAGCAGCAGCATGATGACCGACGACGGGCCGGAAACGGCCGAGCACGCGCAGCCCGTGCAGGATCTCGACCCAGGGGGCCTCGCGAAAGTAGGCGAAGCGCCGCAGCGGATGGAAAACACTGTGAAGGCAGCACAGTCGGACCCGCCGCGCGCGACTGTGGGGCGCATCGTTCATTTCGTGATGCCGGACGGCCGCCACAGGCCCGCCATCGTGGTCGAGGAGTTCGGCGGCGGCACGGTGAACCTGCAAGTGTTCACGGACGGCGCCAACGATGGCCACGGCGAGGGGATGTTGTGGAAGACCTCGGTGGGGCAGGATGACGAGACGACGCGGCCGGGTTCCTGGCATTGGCCGGAGCGCGGTTGAAAGAGGAGATGACCATGACGCGAGCCTTGAGAATTGCTGTACTGACGCTTTTGTGGTTTTCCGGCGTGTCGCTGTACGCGCAGGGTACCAAGCCGAATATCGGCGCGATGCGCGGCCCCGCTGGAGTCGCACCCGTTGCGGTGATCGTGAATCCGGATGGCAGCATTGTGCTGGCCACGCTCGATTCCGCCACGCTCACTATCGACACTAGCAGCGGCAAGCCGGTGCTGAAGGGAACGCCAGCGCCCACGCTGCCGCCGCGCCAGGTGGAAGTGGCCACGCTCACGGCCACCGCACCCAGCTACACGCTGAGGCAAACGCCTACGCTGCCGAACGAGTTGGACGTGGCGGTCAACGGGCTGCTGCTGTCGCCGGGTGACGACTACACTCTCGCCGGCGCGGTGATCACGTGGACCGGGACGGTGCCAGGGCCAGGAGATAAGGTGCGCGCGGCGTACCGGTGAGACAGCGGCGGCGCGCGGTCGTAAGATTCACGGCCCAACAACTCGCCGAAGCCCTGGACCTCAGGCCCGATTTGGAGGCAGTGGGGATCCGCGTGGTGCGTCCGGACGGCTGGACGCCCCACGTGGAGCTGCTGCTGCGCGGCGAAACAATTAGCACCACGCCTGAGGGCGCTGAGCCGCGGCGGTACACGCTGGAGGAATTGCAGCGTGCCCTCTAGCCCGATGACGCCCGCGTCGCAGGTGGATCAGGTCACCCTGCAGGACTGGTGCGCGAAGTGGCAGAAGATCCTGCGGCTGCAAGATTGGGACGTGAAGATCGACCTCGCGCCCGCTTCGAAGATGGCCGACAAGCAGGGCGACGTGGAATGGGTCAAGAGCCAGAAGACGGCGAAGATCCGCATTCTTGAACCCAGCCACTATCCCGCCGATCACACCTATCCGCAGGATTGCGAACAGACCGTGGTGCATGAACTGGTGCACCTGCACTTCGCGCCCGTCGACAGATACAACGAGGGCCCGCAGGAGATGCTGCTGGAGCAGGCGGTGGATCTGATCGCCTGGGCGCTGGTGAAGTGCGATCGCAATACAGCCGCGCTGCCGCTGGCCGCATGATCGCCGCGCTGATCTGCGTGCTGTTCCATCGCGGCAGTTGGTATCGCGACCAGGTGCCGCACTGCAATTGGCTGAAGGACCAGCGCAGCGATTGGTGCGGACGGTGCGGCAGATCGTGGAACTGGAGGCCAGCCCCGTGAACGAAACGCCGGAAGCCCCAGCCGTTCTCCGCGTCCAAATTCAGTGCCGCTACTGCCACAAGTACCGCCCGGCCGAGGAGCTGCTGGGCATCGCGCGCATGTGCCTCTATTGCCGCGAGTGGCACGCCCACGCGCTCGAAGTTTTGAGCGGCGCGGTGCCCAAGGGTTGCCAGGAGTGCGGCCTCAGCTTTGAGCAGATCAGAGTTTCCACCTTCGATGCCGACGTAAAGATGTACGTCGTCCCGCTCGACGGGATTTATCAGGTGCTCTGCCGGCCTTGTTGTGGCGAATTCGTCCGCAAGAGCCGAGACCGCTACCAGGGAACGGCCTTCGCGGAACGCATGAATCTGCGATAGCTCGCCCGGTTGCTCCAGGGAGTTTTCCATTTGGCCGAAGAGAAGATCGATACCACTGTGTCCGCAGGTGCCGAGGACACGGCTGCCGCAACTGCCGCTGCTGCTGCTGCTGCTGCACCCACCGACAAAGGCCCCGATGCGAAGGCGCTGGCGGATGAAAACGCCCTACTGAAACGCACCCTCGCCGACAAGGACCGCGTCATCGGAGAAAAAGACCAGGCGGTGCAGTATTGGCACGGCCAGGCGAAGGGCGCGAAGCAGCCCGCCGACGACAAGCAGCCCCCCGCCGAAGCCGAAGACACCACCGATCTGCTGGACCTGATCGGCACCAAAGGCGCGAAGGGCCTGGACGATTACCTGAAAGCCAAGGGGTTCGTCAAAGGCAGCGACGTCGCCGCGGCCGTCAACACCAAGGCGCAGGAAATTTCGCGCGAAGCGGGCGTGGTGGGGCGCTTCCCGGAGTTGAAAGACCAAAACTCCGAGATGTTCAAAGCCACGGCGCGGCACTTCGCCGAACTCGAAGCGGAGGGCATCAAGGGCACGCGCGCTACGGAAGTGGCGACGGCGATGGCCTACGCGGAGCTGCTCGAAGCCGGCAAGATCACACCGCGCGGCAAGAAGGCGGCGGAGCCCAACGCCGGGGGTACTGACGACGACCAGCGTGAGAGTGACCGGCTGCGGCGCGTGCGCGCCCAGGAAGGCGACAACGGCCGGCGCACCGGCGGTGGTGGCGGCGGCAAAGACGACGAGCTAGACCCCGTGCAGAAGCGCATGGTGGAGGCCTTCGGCATCACCGAAGAAGCCTACAAAAAACGCGCCAAGGAAGGGGTGCAATTTGCCCGACCGTAAGAGAGCGAAATCGGATCCACTGCACGCGCTGCCAGCCAAGGCCACGCGCAGCGCGACGGCGAAGCGCGATGCCGCACGCCGCACCCGCGACGAAGGCTACCCGAAAGTGCACGCGCAGGAGCATGAGTACGGCGCCGACGCCTTCGACAAAGAAGTGCTGGCGCGCGAGGAGATGGAAGATTCGACGGACCCGTTGATGGAAGCCGTCAACCGCGTGCGCGAACCGGGCATGTCCTACAAGTTTTTGACCGAGCGCTGCTGCACGGAGCTGGGGATGCGCGGCTACGAAAAAGTGGTCGACGCGAAAGGCCTGGAAGTCAAAGTCGGCGAGATGTTCCTCGCCAAAATTCCGGAGCGCATCGCCAAGCGCCGCCAGGAACGCGCGGTGGCCGAAAGCCAGGAGCGCGTCACGGAGATGCAGGACGACTATTCGAATTCGGTTGAACGGCTGAAGCGTGACGCCGCCGGTTTAGGGGTGCGCGTGTTGATGCCGGGTGAAAACGCCGCTGCTGGCGGTGCCACCGATCCCGGTTTGCTGGGCGACGTCCGCGAGAGCGGGATTCAGATTCAGCGCGGCTAGCCGCGCGAAGTGAGGAGAAGAAGATGTCCAACGTAAATAACGCCTTCGGCTTCAAGCCGCTCATGGTGGACCTGCACGGCGCACCTTGCCGGCTGGCCGAATACGCCAAGGCCGCGGCCGATGCCCACGATATTTTCCAGTGGGATCTGGTGACGCGCGTGGCTACCTCCGTAGCTTCGCCCACTGGGCCTCCGGCTCTGCCGGTGCGCGGCGTGAAGACCTTCGCGCAGGCAACGCCGGGCACCACGCTGATCCTGGGCGCATCGCTCAACTACGGCAAGCTCTCGACGCTGACCTACCACTATGTGGTGGACACGCCGTCGGCGATCTTCGCCGCCATGTTCGGCAACGACCAGCCCACCGCGTTCACCATCGCCGTCGACGGCGGCTTGAACGCGAACGTAAAGAACAGCGCGTCGACGGCGCTCAGCCACATCAGCGCCATGTATATCGACGACACCACGGTGCTGTCCACGGCCACGCTCGACGTGAAGCTGATCAACGGCTATAACGTCCCGCCCAACGCGGAGGGCGCACTGGCCATCGTCGAAGTGATCATCAACAAGCACCAATTGGCCGGCGGCTCGCTGGGAGTTTAAGAGGAGACCCGATGTTCATCCGCACAGTTTTTCCTGATCTCTATTTGCAGAGCATGCTGCCTGCGATCGACGAAGTGGTCATGACGAAGTACAGCCGCTTCCCCGACGAATTTCCCGAAGTGTTCCGCATGGAGGGGTCGAAGCGCGGCATCGAGCAGACCACCGAAGTGTCGGGCCTGGCGCAGTTCGCGGTCATTCCGGAAGGCATGGACACGCGCTACGACGAGCCCATCCCGGCGTTCAACAAGACCTACCAGCACGCGCAGTACGGGCTGGGCTTCAAGGTCTCGAAGATCGCCATGGACGACGACAAATTTGGCGTCGTGAAAAAGCTGGCGACCGAGCTGGGGCGCAGCGCGAAGGAAACCCGCGAAGTGGTGGCTGCGGCCGTCATTAACAACGGCTTCAGTTCCTCGTTCCTGGGTCCGGACGGCGTGGCGCTGTTCTCGACCGTTCACCCTCTGGTGGGCGGCGGGACGCAGACCAACCGCGCGAGTGTGGCCAGCGATCCGAGTGTCACCAGCATCCGGCTGGCGCTGACCGATATGCGCCAGGCCGTCGACCACCGCGGCAAGAAGCAGCGCATCCCCCCGAAAAAAATGATCGTGCCGGCGGGGTTGGAATTCATCGCGGCCGAGCTGCTGGGCGGGGCCGAGCGCAGCGACACCGCGAACCGCGCGATCAACGCCTTCAAGCGGCGCAGCGGAATGCCGAGTTTCGATTCCTGGATGGTCTACGACTATTTGACGGACCAGCACGCCTGGATGATCGAAGCCGACAAGGCCGACACCGAATTGCGGTTTTACGACCGCGAGCCCTTCAACGTGATCCACGACATCGACTTCAACAGCCGCAGCGTGATGACGGCCGGGTGGATGCGTTTCAGCGTGGGCTTCAACGGCTTCTACGGAATCTACGGCGTCCCCAGCTCCTAAGGAGCTGGCGGCGGCGCCGGGCGGTTAAGCAGCAGCAACAGGAGACGGAGCAATGTCACAGCCAGCATCGGGCACGACCATCAGCGGCGGCCTCAACGTTCTCAAGAGCGACGGCACCTACGCTTCGCCTATCGACGCCAACGGTGTCGTGCAAGCGGGCTCGCTCGATCCGCAGGCGATCCAATACCTGAAAGTCACGCTCACGGCGGCGCAGGTGAAGGCGCTGCACGCTACGCCGGTGGTGCTGATCGCAGCGCCAGGCGCGGGCAAAGCCGTGGTGATTTTCGACGTGCAGGCGTGGGTCAATTTCAACACCACCGCTTTCGCGGCGGGTTCGGCGGTGCAGATTTTACAGAACGCGATCGCGGTGGCCACCACCACGGCGGCGCTGTTCAACAGCGTGTCGGCGCTGCTGCTGCAATTTGCGTTCCCCGGCATCGGGACTTCGCAATCAAACGGCGCGGTCAACGCGGCCACCAGCATCACGGCTTCGGGTTCCGAGTTTACGACTGGCGATTCGCCGATCGACATCCACCTCTGGTATGCGGTGATCACCGCTTAGAAAAAAGGAGCATCCCCGATGGGCGGCGGACCGGACATTTCACAATCGACGGCGACGATCGCCAACGGAGCGGCCACCAGCAACGCTATCCAGGCGGGGCAGATGGTGCCGGTGGCGCTGGTGATGCCGGCGGCGTTTACCGGAGCGACGGTTAGCTTCACTGGAACCTTCGACGGCACCAACTACTTCCCGATCTGGAGCGCGGGCGCGCTCTACACGGAAACCGTTTCGACGTCGGTGATCGTGGTGCTGACTCCGCTGATGCTGGCGGGGCTGCTCTGCTTCAAGATCGTTTCGGCTTCGAACGAAGGCGGCGCGCGCACCATCACCGTGCTCTCGCGCAGGGGCGAATAGCATGGGCGTGGTTTGGTCGAGCAAGCCCGCGGCGGGCGGTGGCGGCAGCGGCGACGTCGTCCACACACGCCAGATTCTTTCGGGCGCGGGACTGCTGGGCGGCGGCGATCTCAGCGCGGACCGCACGCTGTCGATCGACCCGGCCTACATCCAATACGCGACGGCGAATCTCAGCAGCGCGCAAATTCTGGCGCTCAACACCACGCCGGTGCAGGTTTTAGCCGCGCCAGGCGCTGGGAAAATGATCGAGCTCATATCGGTCGCCACTGAGCTGATCTTCGGAACCGTGGCCTACTCGACCAACGGGGGATTCCGCTTTTACTACGGCAACACCTCCGGTGCGAGAGCCAACTGGTCGCAAGCCCTAGTGGATACCGTGCTCACCCAAACGGCGTCGTCGATTGGCATCACCCTCGGGTGCACTTTTGCGAATTTGGTGGAGACGCCGGCGCGGTTGTTGAACCAAGCGATCATCTTCACGTACACGGCCAACCCCACCCTTGGCGACGGCACAGCAATTTTCAAAATCGCCTACCGGGTCCACAGCGGGTTCTAACCCATGCGGCGCACACTCACAGGCGCGGCGGCGGCGGCCCTGCTGGGCGCGGTGCTGTTCTTTAGCTCGCTGCTGGGCCAGGGCGTGCTGCTGCCACCAGGCTCGCTGCCGCCCAGCCCGCAATCCTACCTCGCGCCGGGCACTGCCTTCTCGATCAACCGCACGGCGGTGATCAACAACGTGGGACGCATCGACGGCGCGCCAGGCTCCGCCGCGGACTGCGTGCGCGTCGATGGATCGAGCACGCCCTGCGGCAGCGGCAATGGCACCGGACCCACCGGTCCCGCCGGACCAACGGGCGCGACCGGCCCTACGGGAGCCACTGGCCCGGCCGGCGCGGATGGTGCCACGGGCGCGACCGGCCCACAGGGCATGACGGGAGCCACCGGCCCGCAAGGCGTCGTCGGACCCGCCGGACCATCGGGCGGCGACGGCGGCGCAACTGGCCCTGCTGGCCCAACGGGAGCCACCGGTGCAACGGGCGCTGCCGGTCCCACGGGAGCCACCGGAGCCACGGGTGCAACGGGCGCTGCGGGCGCCACCGGCGCGACGGGAGCCACCGGCCCGGCCGGTCCAGGCGGCACCACGTTGAACTTCTCTTTCAATGAAACGCCGACAGCGGTGGATACCCTCGACTACACGCTGGCGCACACGCCGAACCCCACGTCCAGCCTGATGCTGTTCGTCAACGGGCTCCTCATGCGCCCCGTGGTCGACTACACGCTGAGCACGCGGACAGTGACTTTCGTGAGCGGCTATTCGGGCCTGCTGGCCACCGCGCAGACCATGGTGGCGTTCTACCAATACTGAAAACCGCATGTACACCTGGGGCCAAATTCGATTGCTGCTGCAACAGACCGCCGGAGCCATGAGCCCGGATCTGATCGATGGTTTCGTCAACACGCGCTACGTGGACATTCTCGACCACTACCCGTGGAAGGGCCTCGAAGTGGAAGCGGTGCTCGAAAGCGTGGCGGCTTACACCACGGGCACGGTGAGCGTGACGCAGGGCGCGAACACCGTGGTGGGCGTCGGCACCACCTTCAGCGGCGCGATGACGGGTCAGAAATTTCAACTCGCCGGCGACGTCGCGATCTACACGGCCACCTTCGTCGACACCGGAGATCTCACGCTCGATCGCAACTACGAAGGCCTCAGCGCGACGGGCGCGGGCTTCACCATTTTCCAGGACGAATACGAATTACCACCCGCCACCAAAACAGTGCTGTCGGTGAGCAATCCCGTCACCGGGAAACCCCTTGACGATTGGACCAAGGGCCAGATCGTCGCGGCGCTGTGGCTGCCGGTGTGCCCCGGAACTCCGGAGGCATATGCGATCTCGGCCGACACCGACGAGGATGACCCGCCGGTGTATCACACGTTGCAACTGACGCCGCCGCCGTCACTCGCGCAAGGCTTCCCCCTGCGCTACCAGAAAGCCTCGGCGGGCTTCAATGGGACCAACACCGCGGCGGGACCGCTGCCGTGGGTTTCCGACCAGACTCTCTTGAACGGCTGCCGCGCCGACATTCGGATGCAGCAGGGCAAGCTCACCGACGCCGAAGGCTACGAGGCGAAATTCAAACAAGGCTTGGTCGAGATGGTGCGCCTCGATGGCGCGCGCCGTGGGCAGAGCACGCTGCAAACTCCGAAGGCATGGAGCTCCTACCGGCTGCGGCGGGTGCTGCGGTGACGGCTGCCGACATGGCCGCACGCTGCCAGCAGCGGCTCGATGAAGATCCCGCGATCGTGACGCCGGCGTTCTATCCATTTTCCGAAGTGCTGTCCGCGCTCAACCGCGCGCAGCGCATGATGGTGCTGCTCACCCTCTACCTCGAAGCGACCGCGCCGATGGTGCTGGCCTCCAGCGCGTTTTATCACATGCGCTCGTACTTCCCGGATTGGATGCTGCCGCTGCGCGTGACTCTCAACACTGGCTTTCGAGTGCGGCCGGCCAGGCTCGCTGAACTGGATGCGGTGGACGCAGGCTGGCAAGTGAGTGCGGGCGCACCCGCGCGCTATGCGGCGCTGGGCTTCGATTTTCTGGCGGTTTATCAGCAGTCGGCCGGGGCCACGCTTAACATGACCTACGCGCGATCGCCGGACGCGATGGTTTCGGGCACTGACACGCCGGAGATCCCGGAAGACTACCACCCGGCGCTGATCGATTTCGCGATCCCCTGGCTGCGCGTGAAAGAAGGCGCGCAGGAATTTCAAAAAGCGCAGCCGTACCTGAAGCGGTTCCTCAGCGAAGCCGACCGGCTGGGCCAATACGTGAGGGCTCGCAACCTTGCGGCGCGCTACGACAATTTGCCATTCGAGCTGCGCAGGCTCGACCGTTCGCGGTTCAGAGGGATACGCCCGGATCTGCCGTCGACGAAAGGGACCATGACCGATGCCTAACAACCTTGCTATCACGCCCGGCGTGGGCGCACTCGTCACCACCGACCAGATCACCTCCGACAGTTCGCACGCGCAGGTGGTGAAGATCGCGGAGTCGGCGGCGGGCTCGCGCAATTACATTCCGTCGACGGTGGCCAACGGCCTGACGGTGGACGTCACGCGGATCCAGACGGCGGTGATCGTCAACAACCCCACCGCCAGCGATTTGAAGGTGGACGCTTCCGGCGCGACCGTGCCCATCTCGGCCGCCTCGGCGCTGCCGGTGAGCGCGGCGGCAGGCGCACCCATCGCGGTGCGGCTGTCTACGGGTTCGGCTTTCATCGATACCGTTCCGGTCTCGATCGCAGCGACGGTGACCGTCGCCGGCACGGTGGCAATCTCCGGCACGCCGGCGGTGGCGCAGTCGGGCACCTGGAATATCGCGACCGTCACCACCATCACCAACGCGGTTACCGTGACGGGCACTGTGGCCCTGAGCGGCACTTCGCCGGTGTCGGGCACGGTCACCGCGAACCAGGGCACCGCAGCGGCCGTGGGAAGCGCCTGGGTCACCAAGATCACCGATGGCACGAACTCGGTGGGCGTGACCAACGTGAGCGGGGCTTTCGCTCTGAAGGTGGACGTAATTCAACAGGTGGGCGGGGGCGTGTCGCAAGCGGACCAGTCCACCTTTACCAACGGCACCACGTTCCTCGATCCTATCGGCGGCGTCTTTAACGACTCGATCACGGCAGTGGGATCCGGCAAAGCGGGAGCGGTGCGCATCACCAGCCAGCGCGCGCAGCACGTGAACCTGCGCGACAATTCCGGCAACGAGCTGGGCATCGGGGCGGCGCCGCTGCGCATCGATCCCACCGGCGGCACGATCCAGCCGGTGAATGGAACCGTCACCGTGAACCAGGGCGCGACGGCCTGGGTCACCAACATCACGCAGATCAACGGCCACACGGCCATCGAAGCGGCAAATGGAATTCTCAAAGTGGGCGTGTCGGATTCGACCGGCACCGCATTCTCGGCGGCGAACCCGCTGCCGGTGGTATCCGGACCCACGCCCAGCGGATTCTGGAAAATCCACGTCACCACCACGGCGGGGCAAACCGCCATCGCGCTGCGCACTCCGGCGGGCGGCAAGACCATGTACGTCGAAGGCATGGCGATTTCGATTTCGGCGGGCACCGGGCGGCTGGCGATCTTCGACAATACCGACACCGAAGCCAACGCCCTGTGGAGCGTGCTGACGGTGTGGGCGTTCTTGAACCAGGTGGTCACGCCGTCGCGGCCGATTCCGCTCGCGGCCGTCAACAACGTGCTGCGCTACACCACCACCACCGCCGTCGTGGCGGACATCACCGTTTGGGGCTATGACGCGTAATGCTGGTGCTGCTGCTCCCACAGGGACCGGCGCTCGCCGGCGTCGACGCGGACCAGGTGATCGCCGAGCTGCTGCCGGCCTTCGGCGCATCGAGTCTCAGCGATCTCACCTGGGCGAGCCAGACGGAACTCTATCAATGGGCCGATGAAGCGCTGAAGCGCCTGTCGCACCGCGCGGGCGTGTTCGTCGAGCGCGACACGACTACCAACGTGACCGCGCCCGATGGATCCTACCCGGTTCCCGCCGCGCACATCGACACCATCCACGTCGCGCTTCTCACTTTCAACCCAGCGGCGGCGCTCAGCCTGCGCGCGACGACAGTGGAGGAGCTGGCTGCCCTTGATGCGACGTGGCCGCTGACCAGCGGCGCGGTGGAGCGCTTCAGCATGGACCAGGGGCCGGAAGGCTTCATCACCATCTACCGGCTGCCGCTGGTGAGTGGAAACCTGGCTTGGATCTTTCATAAATTTCCTACCGCGATCCAAGCCGGCCAGACTGCGATCGCCGCGCCCTCGCCCATCGGCGACTACCTGGCGTACGCCATGTTGGGCGAAGCGCGGCGCAAAGAATCGGAAGCCGCGATGCCCGAAGTGGCGGACCACTGCGACCAGATGATGGCGCTGATGGAAGAAGTGGTCACCGCGTATTGGGGGCCTGGGCAGTGACAGCGCGCATTGAAAACACACGGCGCGCGCCTGGGGCTCTACTACCTCCGGAGCCGCAGCGATTCGTCCTGGAGCGTCCTACGTGAGCTACGAGCGCAAATCCCTCCAGCTTTTGGGCGGCGGCTTGAACCTGCTGAATCCCACCGACCAGCTAGCCGCTGGCGATGCCCTGCAGATGCTCAACTGGCGCGTCGACCAGGGCGGCTTTCTCAAATCGCGGTCCGCGCCGCACGCCTTCCTCGACTTCTCCGGCGCGAATCCGTACTACACCGCGCACCCCATTCACACCATCGGGCGCTGGGGCGATGTCTACTACATCGGCGTGTGGGACGCGCTGTTCCGCTCGACCAATCTGACCGCGCCGCTGACCTTCAATTTATTCGCCACGCGCTTTGAAGCGGGCAGCCGCATCGGGCTGGTGCCGATGAACGGACGCCTGTGGTGCATGAACCGCGGGCAATCCGGATCGGACGACGGCACCACTTTTGCGCAGTGGGGCATCACGGCGCCCGCGAGCGAGCCGCACGTCGCCGCTGGCACTGTCGATCCCACCGGGCCCGGGCCGGGCCAATACGACTACTACGTGACGTTCCTGCTGGCGGACCTCACCGAATCGAATCCGTCGCCCTTCATCGGGCTTTCACGGATCCAACTGGGCGTGGCGACGGACGTGGTGGTGACCGCGATCGCTGTGTCGGCCGACCCGCGCGTGACGGCCAGAGCGCTCTACCGGGTGGGCGGCAGTTTGGGGCAAGCCTACCGGGTGACCGTCATCAACGACAATACGACCACCACTTTCACCGACACGCTAGCCGACGCCATTCTGATCGAAGAAGACATCGTGCTCGAAGTGGATCACGATGCGCCGCCGGCGGCGGCTGGAATCGTGGGGCCGTACTTCAGCCGCATCCTGGCATTTTCGAGTCTGGCGAATCGCAACCGCCTGTGGTGGACCAAGCCGGATGAGCCCAGCTACTTTCCTGGGTCCGGATCTGGAATAGGCCAGTGGGTCGATGTCGGCGACGACGACGAAGATATCGTGTGGGTCACGCTGCACCCGCGCATTGCGGTGATCTACAAACAGCGCTCGATCTGGCGGCTGGTGGGCGATCCCGACACCGGCACGCTGGAACAGACCAGCACCGTCGCCGGACTCTCCGGCGCGTCCGCCGTCGTCAACGCGGGCGATGTCGATTACTTTCGCGGTGACGACGGCATTTACGAATTCAACCTCAACGCGGCGACCGACGTGAGCCCCAGCGTGAAACCGATTTTCCAGGGCGTCTCGGTGGAGATTGGATTCGGCGTGGCGACGAAGTCCGGCAGCGGCGACCGCGGGCTTTTCACCGCGCTGGGCTACGCCAACGGGCGGCTGTTCGTTTCCTATACCGACGGCGGCTTCGGTCCCATCGGCAACAACAGCGCGATGCTGGTGTGGCACCGCGCGACCCAACGCTGGGGCGCGATGCTGCTCAACACCAACAGCGCATCCACCCTCGACCCGGCCTTCAGCGCGTTCCTCTACGCTTCCCCGTTCCTGCTGGGCTCGAGTGGGAACTCCGTGGTGCTGATGGATCAGACCGACGCCACGCTCGACTTCGACATCAACCCGCTGGCGCTGGTGTGGCAGTCGGGTTATATAGATTGCGGCGCGCCGGAAGTGACCAAGGTGCTGCTGGAGCTGGTGCTCGACGTCGAGATGAATCTGCACGGCGGCAGCGACCAGTTGGCGGTGACCGTCGAATACGACAACGGCAGCCGCGCGGCGGAAGTGGTGGCGGCATCGGTCACCATCAACGGGCGCGGCAAAATTCATATTCCGTTCGCCGAAGATCCGGACCTCCCCGGACGGCGCGTGGTGAATTTCTCGGTGAAGATCGGCGGCGCGGCCACCAGCCCGGTCACGCTGCATTCGCTTTTCGTTTACTACTACCTCGAAGCGCGGCCGGCGCTGGTGGTGGCGTCGACGCCGCTGTACTTGGGCGCGGGCAAACTGGTGCAGACCAAAGAGCTGCAACTCTCGATCGACACGTCCGGAGGCGCGGCCTCGGTTGAATGGTGGAGCGATCTGCCGGGCAACAGCATGGCGGCGCGCGATACGAAAACGATTCCCGTGAGCGCGGGGCAGCGCAATTTCCAATCGCCTTTCAGCGCGACAGTCGAAGGCCGCATGTTCCTGCTGCGCGTCACCGCGCTCTCCGCGGCCTTCCGTCTCTATGGCGCGCAGGTGCTGGCGCGGGTGATCGGCGTATTCGTCGAAGCCTATGAAGCGGGCTTGGGGTTCGTGTGGGATTCGATGGAACAGGATTTTTCGAGCGGCCTTACCCACATCCCGCGCGGCCTGGGCATCGCGCTCTACATGAACCCCATCAAGCGGGCGCGCGAACTGGAATTCCAAATCGACACGGTGGGCCCCGTGACCGTGAAGCTGCTGTCGGATCTGCCGGGCAACACGCCGCTCGCCGGCGATGCCATGGAGGTTCGCTACCAGACCACCATCAACACCGGCAACGTGGGCTGGATGACGATCAAGCTGCCGCTGCCGCCCAACGTCGAGGGGCGGCTATGGCGGCTCCAGCTTTCGGGCGCATCGCAGTACAAGCTGTATCAGGCCGCGCTCGAAATTTTGCCCATCGGCGTTTACGTCGAAGCGTACGAAGCGGCCACCGGGGCGGTGTTCGATTCGCGCGAGATGGATTTCAACACGCCGAAGGCCAAGGAGGCGCGTGAGATCGAGCTCGACATCGAGACGTCGGGCGCTGTCGTGGTCACGCTCTACAGCGACCTCCCCACTCTCACCATGGCGGTGTGCTTCACCGGCGCGGCGTCGACCAACGGCCGGCAAAAGATTCCGCTGCCGTTGACCACCGCGTCCGGAGGCTTCCCCGAAGGGCGGCTATTCCGGCTGGTGGTCAGCGGGGCGAACGCATTCCGGCTGTATGGCGCGCGCCTGAAGCTGCGGCCGTTCGGAACCTACCTCACCGTCGACGAAGCCACCGGCAACGCGCTGTGGGACTCGACGCAGCTAGACCTGGGCAGCCAGAAGGCCAAGCAGTATCGCGCGCTCGAAGTGGAGATGTGGTCGTATGGTCCGGCCACGCTGACTCTCTATCTCGACCTGTTCGGGAACACGCCGGCGGTGGCCATCACGCTGGCGATCGACACCAGCGTGCAGGGACGGCGCACGGTGCAGGTGCCGCTGCCGCAGCAGCCCAACTATCCTTACGCGCGGCTGATGCGCGCCACCATCACTAGCGCCACGGCGTTCAAGCTGTTCGGCGCGCGCGTGAACTATCGCGAAGTGGGAACGCTGGTAGAAGCGTATGAAGCGCAGGGCGGCGCGCTGTGGGACTCGACGCCGCTGGACCTGGGCGTGGAGCGCGACAAAGTTTTCGACGAGGTGCGTTTCGAGATGGACGCCGACGGCGCCGTGCTGATACGGGTCTACACGGATCTGCCGGGCGAAACTTTGACGCAGCGTTTCAGCGAGACGGTATCGACGGTGGGATTCGGGCGGCGCTGGGTCACGCTCGAATTGCCGGACGACTGCCAGGGGCGGCTGATCCAGGTAATCGTTTCGTCGACGGCGGGCTTCCGCTTGTTCCAGGGGCAGGCGTCCTTCCGCACCATCGGACGCTATCTCGCCGTGAACGTGCCCGACGCCTACCGCACCCTCGATCAGGATTTCGGCACCGAGCGCGTGAAGCAGTTTAAGAAGCTCGAAGTGGACGTGCAGACCGATGGCCCGCTCACCCTCACCCTGTGGACCAACCAATCGGGCGTGATGGCACCGGTGTACACGCAGACCATTAACACCAGCGGCGAGCGCGTGCCTCTGAAATTCACGATGCCGCCCAACGTGCGCGGCCGTTTGTGCCGGCTGCAGATCGGTGGGCCTTCGAGCGGCAGGCTCTACGAAGCTCGCGTGTGGACGCGGCCGGTGAACGAACCGCAGGCGCAGTGGACGTGGCAGAATTTCCCGGTCGAAGATTCGGACGCATTGCCGCAGTGGGCCAAGCTGCCGGTGTCGCCGACGTCGGCGGAATTTAGCTGGGCCGATCTGCCGGTGGAACCGACCACGCCCGAGTGGGGCTTCCTTCCCTTCCCCGTCGCGCCCACCGACGCGCAGTGGAATTGGGCGAAGTTCTTCGGCATCGACGACACCGCCGACAAGTGGACGCTGATCGACATTCCGGTGGACGTGCAGCAGGGGCCGTGATCCCATGCCGGTAAAGACAGCATCGACGGCGCTAGAGATTCCGGCGACCCTGGCCACGGTGCCGGATCTGCTGCCTGTGCTTAACGACCGCATGCGGCGGATCCAGAGCGCCTTCGATCAGGGCACCACCGCGGCCGTCGCCAGCGGCGGCTCACCGGGCGAGCTGGTGCTTAGCATCCCCGGAACGCTGGGGATCCGCTCGAACGCCGCGCCGCTGGTGTCGTTTCCCGCGCAGGTGACTCCCACCGACATCGTGGCGCTGCTGAAGACGCCGCCTTCGGGCGCGCCGGTGACGGTGCAGTTGAACGTGGGTGGCCAGCCTTACGCGGTTCTGTCGATCGCCAGCGGCCAGGTGCAGGCGGGGCCGCAGTCCGCGAGCACACCCATCCCGCCGAATACATTGGTGACGCTAGATGTGACCAGCGTGGGCACCGCGTTCCCAGGCGCGGACCTATCGGTGATGCTGCGCGGGGTGTAAGCCGCGCGCAAAGAAAAAGGAAAACAAGGAGCACCATGGCACCAACCGGAACGACTTTAGATCAGGCGATTGCGGCGGCAGAAGCCGCCGAATCGAACCTCACCAACGCGGGCACCGCGCAGACGGCCGCGCAGCAGAAGGCCGACGCGGCGACTGCCAACCTCGCCACCGCCAACCAGGGCGAGACCGACGCCACCACGCAATTCAACGCCGCGATGGACACGCTGATCGCAGCCGCCACCGCCGCGAAAGTTCCGGCGGGCCCTACGCAGCAGGCTGCTGGCTAGCGGGACCTACCGCCAGTCATGTGGGTCTACAAGCAGCAGACCGGCGAATTTTTACACCCCGGAGGCCTGCGCCTGGCTTTCGGCTTCGCCGGTCAAGGGGCGGGCTTAAATAACCCCGCCCAAGACCACGTGCACGACGTGGGGCCGCTGCCACGGGGCGAGTATACGATGACCGCGTGGATCGAAAGCGATCCACGCCTGGGCGCGTGCGTCATCGTTCTTGAACAGTCGCTCGCCAACATCATGTTCGGCCGCGACGGTTTCCGGATCCACGGCGCGCGCAGCGTGGAAGGCCACGGGCTTGCCGCCTACCTCACATCGAGCGAGGGCTGCATCTGTTTAAGCGATTGTGTGGCGCGGCGGGCGATCTGGAATTCCGGCGACCGCGCGCTGCTGGTTGAACCCTGAGGAGTGAAAATGATGAGCTGGCTGAAAAATTGGAAGACTACGCTGAGCGGGCTGCTGGCGGTGGGCGTGGTGGGCTACCAGGCGTATCACAACCCGGCCGTGCTCACGCAGCCGGGGACGCTGGCACAACTAGCGGCTGGGCTGGGCCTAATTGTCGCCAAGGACGCTGCGAAATAGAGCCGGGGCCGAAGGCGTGAAGCTCCATAGACCCTGCGCCAGCGCCAACCTCAAAGAGGTAATTGCCACCGGGCATGCTCACGGTGACCGTCGATTCGTTTTCGATATCGACGCTGAACGCGCCTAGGTCGACCAAACGGCGCGGGCCGGGTTCGATCACGGCGAACGGAACGTGCGCGACCTCCGGCATCTCGTTGATGATCTGCCACGCATCGCGTGCTGGGAGCGGCTGCCTCCGGAGTCGGGCGAAGAAGTTTCGAACCTGTTCCCGGATCGGGTCACGGGCTACAGGCGCGGCGGCGAGTAACGCGAGGAAGGCGCGACGGTTGAGATCCATTGCCCTCTCAGATTAACAAGCTCCAGCCGGATCGCACCATCCACCTCCAAGGCTTCGACGCCTTCGGCGCCGCAGCGGCGATGCACAGCGCGAGCCCCACCGGATTTTCGGTGAGCGGTGTGTTCCGCGATGCGGCCGACTTCGCGGTGCTGATGCTGTGGGACGCGGATTGTTTCTTCGAGCACCCGCGCCTGAAGTACCTGCCCGATTTCGATTTCAGCGGCATGGTGCTCCAGTTCGACGTATCGTATGCGAAACTTCAGCCGCTCGATTCGCAGAAATTCCCCACCATCGACTGGCCCTATCTGGACGTGGTGCGCTCGACGGATGGCACCACGGCGCAGATCAACCTGTTCAACAACGCCACCTTCGTAAGCGGCAGCTACAGCGCCGCCAGCGGCGTGTTCCAGATCGTCAGTCCTGGCGCGGCGGCGTTCGACCGTTTGACGCTGTGGTTTCAAAACATAGCCTTTGACTTCGTCGCCTCCGGAGGCGAGACGGCCGCGGATGTGGCAGCGGCGCTCGCCGCGCAGATCAACACCTTCGACTGGACCGGCGGCGGCGGCATCAACGCGCTGTCGGCGGTGGCGCTGGGCGCGCAGCTTACCATCACCAACGCGCGCTACGGCCATGTGAACACCAGCGGCAAAGCCATCACGCTCGCCGCCGGCCAGAACTTCGCGGGGCTTGCCGCCGGCGATCCCATCGTAATCGGCGGGGTGGCCACCAGCGTCACCGCGATCGGGAGTGCCGCGATCCAGGTGGCCAACGATTTCGGAGTGCAGGCTTCCTTGCCCTATCTCGCGCCGCGCGGCGGCACCGATGGAAACATGGTCACGCTGTACGCGCTGGCGAAGAACACGAACCTGACTACTTCTCAAAGCCTGGTGCAGCTTGCGGGTGGATCGAGCGCGGCCACGTGGCGCATCACTCTCGATTTCACGGCGCTGGGCATCGACAAACTGCGGCAGGCCTGGCTCACCTTCGCGCCGCGTCTCGCCTTCGCCGCGGCTTACGTGGCCGAGGAATGGGACGCGGTGTTCACCAATTGGTCAGTAACGGACAGCAACGGCAAGCGACCGCTAAAAGTGGCTGGGCCGGGCAGCGTGCGAATCGAGGAGACCGATTCGTGGGTGACCCTCACCGGCGCGTCGTGGGCGGCGCCGCCGGGCGAGGGAGGTTTTTACTCGCAGGGTTTCGCGCAGCGCGCCGGAACGCTGGGCGATTCGGTCACCATCCGCTACACCTGCCAGTTCGTGCATGACCTCTACGTGGGAACCGCGCTCTACAGCGACCGGGGCATGTGGGCGGCAACTCTCGACGGCGCGACAGCGAACCTCGTCGATACTTACCTGGCCACCACTTCGGAGATCCCGTCGCGGCGGTTGCTGCAGGCGGCGGTACCGGCGGGCACCCACACCGTCACGCTGACCGTGGCGGCGGCGAATGCGGCCTCGACCGGCAACTTCTGCTACTTCGATTTCCTGGAGGCGGCGGTGGTGGCGGACGTTCCCGATCCCCTGCCGCTGCTCCCCGACAGTTCGCCGGCCATCGACTACGACACCAACCACGGCTTTCAACTCTCGCCCGCGCGGCTGATGAATATTTTCGACAACCTGGGATTTTCCGGGCCCATCGATGAGTACCTGGGGGTGTTCTGGTGGAACCAGCGCAAGGCGGTGGGCGCGGTGTTCCCGGTGGCCGTGGTCACGCTGCTCGGCAACTTCGTGGCGGGCGACCAAATCTTCATCGAAGTGGGCACGGCTTTTGTGGGCAAGACAGTGCTGCTCGCAACCGAATCGAACGCGGTGATCGCCGCGCACCTGGCTTACTTCATCAACGAAACCTTTTCGGGAGTGTGGGCGACGTGGGCGGAGCAGGGCGACGGCGTGGCCACGCTCACCGTCACCGCGCGGTCCGCAGGCGCGGCGGCTTACAACTTCCCCTTTGCTGCGATCGCAGTGACGGTGGTGGGCTCCGATGGCGTTCTGACGTTCGTGGGCACGCTCGAAGGCGGCATCCTGCCGGAGTGGGTCATCGACGACACCGTGAGCCCACCGCTCAACTATGCGGCGCGGCAGTGGCACGCAGACCTGTTCGCCCAAGTGGCCGCGCGCGGGTGGTCGATCACCAGCGCGGTTTCGATGGAGCTGGTGAACCCGCCCGACGATCCGGACGGCGGGCACGTGTGGACGGCGCGCTTCCGCGATGGCGTGCCGGTGCTGACGGCCACCGGGTTCGGCGTGCTGAATTCGTCGCAGTGCGTGCCCAACGCGCCCTACTTTCTGGCGTATCAGCAGGCGGTGTTTTTGAACCTGGCGCAATTGCAGTTAGCCGCGGGCCTCACCCCGGAGCTGCAATTCGGGGAGTACCTGTGGTGGTTTTTCACCGACTACGATCAGGCAACTAATCTTAACGGGGGGATGGCCTATTACGACCTGGCGACGGCGGCGGCGGCGCTGACGACGCTGGGACGCGCGCTAGGCACCTTCCTCACGCCCAACGACGATCCGGCTGCCGTCAACGGCGGAGCCGACACGGATTTCCTGGCCGACACGCTGCGCGATCACGTGGCTGCCATCGGCGCGGCGGTCCGCGCCGCCTATCCCACGGCGCTCTTGGAGCTGCTGTGGCCGTTCGACGTGAACTACCCCGTGCCGATAGGTAGGGAGAAGCTGGGTGGCCGGCTGAACTACCGGGTGAATTTGCCGGAGGAGTGGCGCACGAAGGCCGGAAGCGGTCTCGACCGCTTCAAAATGGAGGCGCTGGATTTCGGGAGCGGTACCCGCTCGCTCGATCTGGCGCTCTTGGCCATCCGGCTGCCGGGGTTGATGGGATGGCCACTAGGATCGATTCGCTACCTGTTTCCGCTGTTCAACGGCGGCTGCCCGTTCCTTTACGAACAGCAGCTAGCGCGGGAGCAGAAGATCCCGGCGCTGACGCCCTTCGCGATGGATCACGTGTGCCTGTTCGCGTGGGACCTGCGGGCACCGCTCCAGCCCGCAGCCCAATTGCTTTAGAAGTCCGCGAGCCGTTCCCGGAGTGGGCCTGGCCCGAAGTGTGGGCCTGGATGGCGGACTTCCGCCACCGCGTCATTGACGACTTCGGCCCGAAAACGGTGGACGACTTTGTGGAGTACTCGATCCACCAGGCGGAGCGCACGCGGACCTGGGGCGTGTGGCGCGATCGCGAGCTGGGCGGGCTCATCACCTTCGAGAAACACAACGAAGTGATGGGCGTGAGCCACGTGATTTTCAAACGGACTTTTTGGGGGCAGGCCACCACCGTCACCGCGATGCGGGCGGTGTATGCGCAGATATTCGAGGCCGGGTTTAGGAAGATCGCCAGCGTGGTGTTTGAAGACAACCACGCCATGCGCGACCTGGCACGCAAGGGCGGCGCGCGGCAAGAGGGTTTGTTTCTCGATCACACGCAGCGCGCGGGCAAGCTGGTGAACATGGTCGCGCTGGGATTGACGAAAGGGGATTTCGATGGCACTGATGACCGGACTGGGCGCGCTGCTGGGATACTCGGCGAACACGACGGCCGCGCGGACGTCGACCAGCGACACCACCAAGACGCCGACGTACACGCCGGCGCAGCAGGCGGTGCAGAATCAGGAAGGCAGCCAGCTACAGGCGGATCTCGCAAACCCGGCCGGGTCCCCGCAGTTCGCCAGCGGCGGAGACGCCATCAACCAGAGCTTTAACGGCGCCTCCGATTCACTCACCCAGCAGCTTGCGTCACGCGGCTTTGGAAAATCCGGCGTGGTGGGGAGCGGCCTGCAGAAGATCGGCCTGGCGCGCGCCGGAGCGATGGGCAGTTTGTATTCGAGCCTGCAATCGAGTTTCATGAACGCGGCGCAGCAGTTCGGATTCGCGAGCCCCGGATCGACCAGCGACACGACCAGCGTGGCGGCGGGATCGCCGGTAGCGGGTGCGCTGGGCGGCGGACTGACCACGCTGCAGAACCAATTGAACATGGCCGCGTCGGCGGCGTAGAGGGCCCATGGACTACTTGCAGCCGTTTTACGATTCGCTCTCGCAGGGCGTACAGGTGGCCCAGCACTTGAACGAGGCCGCGCGGCAAAACGCGGAACTCGAAGAGCAGAAGCGCGCGCACCTGGCGGACGAAGCCATCGCCGGACGCCACGCCGATATCGCCGAGGCCGCACAGAACGAGCGGACCATGCAGGACCGCCTCACCAACCAGCTTTCACTCGCGAGCGCCGGAGCGCAGCCAGTGACCGATGGCACCACGGCGGCGACGATGAACGCGCCCAACCCGGCCGCCACTCCGCTGCCCTCCGGCATGGGCGACGACGGCTCGCTTACCACTCAACCGAGTGGTGCGCCGGCGACGGTGTCGCAGCCGACGCGGATCACAACCAGCCCCACCGACAATCTGCTCACCTACAACGGCAAGCAGTACCGCGTGCCCGACGCCGACGAAATGGCGAAGAAGGAGCTGGGGCGGCGCGTGGCCCAGGCCTCCGCGCTCGATGACGTGGAGCTGGACCGCAAGGGCGTCACGCTGCCCAACGAAATCGGCAGCGCCTTCGGCATCAAACCGGGGCAGAAAGTTTTGCTCGACCACGCGAAGGGACTGGCCGATCTCTACGACGCGCTGCACCCCAAACCGGCGAAGGGCGCCGATCCGAACAAGCCACCCGCCTACGAGAGCGCGACTAACGACAGGGGCGACGTCACCCCCATTACATGGAATCCCGACAAGGGAGCGTGGGAACCCGGCCAGGTCATCAAGGGTGTGGGCAAGACCAAGGAGCAGCCCACCGGCGAGCGCGCGAAAACCGCGCAGGAAAAAATGGCCGAGGCGCAGCAGGCCAAGCACGAAGACTACCAGCAGAAAGAGCAGGACCAGTGGCGCATCGCCTCCGAATATCAGAACGTCGCGCAGGACACCAAATCGGAGACCATCATCGATCCGGGCAACAACAAAAATGAGGTTGTGAACAGCCCCGCGCGGCGCGCGTATTTCCAGGGGCAAGCCGACGCCGCAAAGAAGAAGGCCGTCGAATATCAGCACGCCGCCCAACAGATCCGCCAGCGCCAAGGCTGGGGCGAATTCGCTCCCGGCGCACAGAACGCCGGAGCGTCCGCCCTCCCATCACCGTCGGCGGGCGCACCGGCCCCGGCCCCAGCGGCGCAGGCTTCCACCCCTGCTGCCGCTGGAGCCGCCCCCAAAGCCGCGGCTCCTCCCAAGGCCGCGGCCCCCAAAGTCGCCACCATGGACGACGTGAACCGCGCGGTGAAGGCCAGCGGCAAGAGCAAGGCCGACGTGTTGAAGGGCTTCCAGGCGCAAGGCTGGACCATCGCCAGCCAATCTCCCACCGGGGTGCAATGAGTTGGCATCGCCATCCAGTTTCGACGCCGACAGCTTCATGGCCGGCACGCCGGGCGAGAAACCCGCCGCCGCGCCAGGTGCGTTCGATGCCGACGCCTTCATGGCGAAGCCGAAGTCGATGTCCCAGCAGTTGCCCAGCGGTCCGCAGGCTGCCGCGACAGCTACCGACAAGGCGAAGTCGATAGTCGCCGCGATCCCGGTGGCCTCCGCGCAGCCACCGCCGCGCCCGGAAATCGGAGCTGCGCCGCCGCCCACTCTGCTCCAGCGTTTGGAAGGTGTGCTGATCGGCACGCCCGAAAACGGAGCCACCGCCATCGGCCGCGCGATGGGCTACAACTTCGACGCGCCCACCGAAAACCGTCCCGCCGAAAACCTGCTGCAGCCGGAAGCCACGCTGCCCACAGAGAAGGGTGACAACGCGCTGGTGGGCGGCACGCGCGGCGCTCTCAAGGTGGTCGGTCAACTGACCAACGCGCCCAACATGCTCATGCTCGCCGGATCGGGCGGCATCGGAATGCTGGGTAAGGTGAGCACGCTGCTGCCGCGCGCGGTGTCGGCCGGCTTCAGCGTCCAAATGCTGCGGGATGCCTACAACCAGATTCCGGAAGTGAAGCACGCCTGGGACTCCGGCGATCCGGCGGCGGTGGCCGAAGCCATCACCAAGCTAGCGGCATCGGCCATCATGGGCGGCGCGGCCGGAGTGCACGCGGTCCATGGCGGCGCGCCGGTTGTCACGGATTCCCGTACTGAAATAAATACGCCGGAAGCGAAAACCGAAGCGACGGCGCCGGAGGCGAAGGAGGCCGCGGCCCCCACAGCGGCGGGTGGCTTCGACGCCAACGCGTTCATGGCTGCTGAGGGGCAGCAGCGTCCCACGTCCACTGCCGCAACTCCCGAACGTGGCCGCACGGCTGCATCCGCAGATGCGTTACCCCAAGCTGCCGCTCCCGGTGCGTCTCAACCATCTGCACCAGAGATTGGCACTCCGGGCAGCGCGGCGGCGAGTCCGGCGGATACGGCCGCCACCCCTCGATCGGTTGAAACTCCACAACCCGAAGCTACACCCGCCGAAGAACAGAACGGCTTGTTTGGCGACACCCACGACCTCACGACGCCGAGGGTCGGACGCGAGAAGTCGCCGGAGGCGGGCACGGTGGCGGAGATCCCCACCGGGGATATCCATGTCGATGCGCCGCGCTTCCAGTTCAAATCGAACGTGGGGGCGGGCGGCGCTGGCGAAGAATTCCGGGGCGTGACGAAGTTCGACCCCGAGAAGTCCGGCATCATTAGCGTCTGGCGCGATCCGGAGGACGGCAAGGTTTACGTGGTAAACGGGCACCACCGCGTCGAGATGGCGCAGCGGTTGGGCGCGCCGTCACTGACAGCCAGGTTCCTCGACGCCGGCGATGCGCAGGAGGCCCGCACCAAGGGCGCGCTCATCAACATCGCCGAAGGGCGCGGCGACTCGCTCGATGCGGCCAAGGTGTTCCGCGATTCCGGCATGGACGAGATGGCGCTCCAGCGCGAGGGCATTTCGCTGGTGGGCGAAAAAGCCAAAGAGGGAATGGCGCTGGCGAATTTGGATCCACATTTGTTCAGCAAAGTGGTGTCCGGCGATCTGCCGAAGGCGCGCGGCGCGGTGATCGGTGAAGGCCTGAAGAACCCCGTCGACCAACGCCAGCTTTACGATCTGCTGCAGGCCAGCGAGAAGAACGGCAAGCGCGTGACCAACGAGCAGGTGGGCGAAATGATCCGCCTGGCCAAAGGCGAAACCGACCAGCACACCGAAACCCAGGAGAACCTGTTCGGCAGCGAAGAAGCCACGCGCAGCCTGATTAAGGAAAAGGCCGAGGTATCGGAATACGTGCAGCGCCGCATGGCGCAGGAGAAACGGCTCTTTCAGGCGGTGGGCAGCGAGACCGCGGCATCACGGCTGGGCGAGACCGGCAACGTGATCAAGGCGGGTGCCAACGCCGAAGTCGCCGAGCGCACCGGGCAGGCCCATGCGCTCTACCAAAAACTTTCGACCATGAGCGGCCCGGTGTCCGACGCGTTGAACGCGGCGGCAGGGAAGATCGCAAAGGGGGATAATTCAAATGGTGTCAAAGAATCCGCCTACGGACAGATCAAGTCCACGCTCCTCGAACAGGCCGCTCGCCTCACAGGCGAAAGCCGCGCACCTGGTGAGCGATCTGAAGGAAATGGCGGCGGCGGGGCAGCTCAAACCAACGGCGCTGAAAATCGACCCGCAGGTTCCACCAGCCCAGCCGGCCAAGTAGGGAAACTCCCGCGCGAGTTGGCGGGAGCCGCGCCGCGCTATGCAGTCGGAGCGCACCAATTCCAGGTCTCTTTCGAGAGCGATGTGGATAAGGCCGCGTATATCGCGGCGCAGAAGGTGCGCTCCAAGCGCGACGCCAGCTACCTCAAATTTGCGATGGACCAAACCGGCCTGTCGGAATCGCACGTGCGGGCCGAAGGCCACCGCCTGAAAAGCAGCTTGGGCAGCATGGCGCGCGCGGCCATCGACGGCGGCGACACCAGCGAGCCGCTGCACATGGAGAAGCGAATCCCGCTCAAGGGTGAGCGCGCGATCGCCGCGCCGCCCGTGGCGAAGCCCGCTATCAGGGAAACCCCTACACCTAAGCCCGACGCAACGCCAGCAGTCAAGGAATCCTTGACACCTGCGGCGGCGGAGCCAGCGGCCACGGAAGCCAGGCCGCGCAGCGAGACTCGCAAAGATCCGCTGTTCCAGATGGGCGGCAAGGATCTGCAGGACCTCGCCACGAAGGGCGACCAAGGCGCTGCGGCGGAGCTGGCGCGGCGCAAGGCCAACCGCGAGGGCAAGGCGGTGCAGCCGCCAGCAGAACCCGTGCAAGGGGCGGCGGCGAGTGGCGACACTCGACGTCCGCCGTCGAATGTCGAAGCTGCCCGCGCGGAGCTGCGGACCCGCATCGCTGGCAAACTGCGCGACGGCGCCGACAGCCTGCAAAAGCAGATCGACGCCAAGCGCGATCCGGCCATCGGCCACCAGAACCTCACGGCGCGGCGGGCGCGGATCGCCGAGGGCATGGGCAAGGACGCGGACCGCATCGAAGATTCACAGAAGCGGATGCGGGCGCTCGCCGACTTGAACGAACGCGGTGAAGTGCCGCAGGTGCTGTCGCGCATCAACAACCGCGCCACGCTCGACGAATTGCGGCCCGGGTTTGAAGGCGCGAAGCCGGAGTACCGCAACCGGGACGCGGAGCGGTTGAAATCCGCCGGCATCAACGCCGGCAATTTCGACGAAGCCGCGCAGGCGGTGAAAGACCTGGACACAGCAAAGCGCGTCAAATCTCCGGAGCAGTTGAACCGGGAGCTGGAGCGCGGCCTGGTGGGCAAGAAGATCGAGGGATTCTTCCCCACGCCCAAGCCGGTTGTGGATCGCATGCTCGACGAAGCGCAGGTGAAGCCCGGCATGAGTGTGCTGGAGCCGAGCGCAGGCAAAGGCGACATCGCCGACGCCGCGCGCGATCGCGGAGCCAAGGTTACGGCCGTTGAAACCCATCCGGATCTGCGTTCGATTTTGGAAGCCAAGGGGCATGAGCTGGGCGGGCGCGATTTTCTCGAGCACAAAGGCCAGACCTACGACCGCATCGTGATGAATCCGCCGTTTGAGCGCGGCCAGGATATCGACCACGTGCAGCACGCCTACGATCTGCTGAAACCCGGCGGACGCGTGGTGTCGCTGATGAGCGAGGGTCCGTTTTTCCGCGACGACGCTAAGAGCCGCCAGTTCCGCGAGTGGCTGGACCAGGTGGGCGGCGACAGTGAAAAGCTGGACTCCGGAAGTTTCAAGGGGAAGGACTCGTTTCGCCAGACCGGGGTGAACGGGCGCATGGTGACCATTGACCGGCCCAACACGGAGCGCGGCAGTTTTTCGAATAAACGCACCCCGACAAGGGACGACGCCTCGACTTCGATGTTTGGCGAGAAGGACCAGGCTGCGCAGGCGCAGGAGCAGGCCGACAAGGAACGCCTCGAAGGGGAGCGGCTGACAGCGCAGTTCCGCGCGCCGGTGACCCGCGAGGAGCAGGTGAAGCGGCTGAAGCCCGACAAGACCGAGCGGCAAAGCGATATGTTCGGCGATCCGGATTCGGAAGCCAACGCGGGACCGCGCCAGGGTGGATTGTTCGGCGACGAGCGCGGGAGTTTTTCGGGGAAGCAAAGTCCGCCGCCGCCCAAGGGCGGCTTTGAATCCTACGTGCGCAACGCCTTCGGTGAGATGAAGGATCTCAAAGACAAGCGCGATCTGGCGCAGGCGGAGCTGGAGCGGACCAAGGCCACGCCGGGCGATCAGGAGTTTGGGCGCCGCGTGATCGAATCGTTCACCGGGGAGCGGGACCTGTGGGCGGCGCGCGTCAACCAGGCGGTGGAGAAGCTGCGCCGGATCGTACCCAAAGCCGCCGACCAGGAAGGCTTGGCGCTGCTGCGCGAGTACCGGGGCAGGGAGGACGAGCTGGCGGACTGGCTCTCTGACCGCCCGCCGCTGCGCCTGGACATGAACGCGGGCGACCATGCCGCGGCGATGCGGAACATCGAACGGATGCGGCCGGCCATTGAGAGCGCGCTCCATCCCACTCCCGCCATGCGCGCGGCGGACCAGGTGCTCACGAAGATCGCCAACCAGACCTTGCGCGAAGGCCAGCGCCTCGGTTTCCTCGAGAGCCGCTGGACGCCGGAGCAATACACGCCGCACATCCTGCACCCGAAGGGCGAAGGCCAAGTGCCCACGCCCGTCGGCGATCGCCTGGGGCGCGCGCTAGGCGGCAAGATCGGCAAGCATTTCGCGTTCGCCGAAACCCGCGACTATCCCACCTTGCTCGACGCGGTGGCGGACAACGTGAAGCCCAAGACCCTCAACGCGCTCGATGCCTTCACCATCCACGGCGATAGTTTTGCGACGGCGCGCGCCACGCACCTGCTGGTGAACCAGATCAAGGACACCGGCGTCGGCATGGTCGAAGGCAACCGTGCGAAACGGCCGCGCGGCTGGGTGGAGCTGGCCCCGCACTCGCCGGAGTTCCGCACTCCGCAGCAGTTCTTGAGTCCGGAGGGCGAGCCCACGGCCGTCGAAGTGCCGTTGGTGGTGCCGAAGTATATCAGCGATGCGCTGCGTCCCATCACCGATCCCGAATACCTGGGAACGCTGGCCGGCTTCCGCAAGCTGCGCGTGTTTCAGGCGTACACCAAATCGGTGCAGCTTGGCCTCTCGATGTTCCACGCCACCACGGAGAATTACATGGCGGCGGCGAACATGGGGGTGCGCGGCTGGGCCAAGGGCCTGATGGCAGATCGCACCAGTCCGGATTTTTTGAATGAGGAGCGCGATCTGATCGCCCACGGCGGCACGTCGCCGGTGCAGGGCCAGACCGTCGAAGCCTACAAGCATTTCGAGCCCGGTTCGATTCCGACGTGGAGCGACATCTGGCGCAAGGCGCCAGGGGCGCGGGAGATGGACCGCATCGCCACCGGCCTCACCGATTTCACCTTCGGCAAGCTGCAACGCCAGTTCAAGGTGACCGACTACGCGATGCACAAAGCCGCGTGGATCGGCGACCATCCGCACGCGACCCCGGAGGACCGCACCGCGGCGATGCAGTCGATCGCCAAGGAAGTGAACGCCACCTATGGCGGGCTGCATTGGGAGAATCTGCGGGTCAACCGTTCGAGCGTTGAAGTGGCGCGGGCGCTGATGCTGGCACCCGACTGGACCTTCTCGAATGTGTTCAACGTGAAATACGCGCTGGAGCGGGGAACGCCGGCGGGCAAGATGGCGCGCGCGTTCTGGACCCGCAACCTGGTGGGCGGCATGGCGGCGACACAGGTGGCGAGCCTGATGTGGGGCGGCAAGCCCTCGCCGAATCCGACTCAGGTGTACATGGGGAAGGATCGGGACGGCAAGGATGTTTACCAAAACCTGTTCTTCAAGGGCGCATCGGGCGACGTCATCAACCTGGTGCACAACGTGAGCGATTTCGGCGCGCTGCAGGGCCTGGCGCGGACCATCGCTGGCAAGGCAGCGCCGCTGGTGCGCGCCGGTGCCCAACTCTACGGCAACCGCGACTACCTGGGCCACGAAATCGTGCAGCGCGGCATGAACCCGGTGGCGGCGACTGGGAGAGCTGCGTTCGAGACGGCGAAGGCGCTGGCACCCGTTCCGGTTTCGGTGCAGAACATCTACGACATGCTGGTGGGCCCCAAGGGCCAGCAGAAAGCCACGCACTACAGCGTGCCCGAAGTCGCGTCGACGATTTTTGCCGGCAACCCGCCGCGCCATATTCCGCCGCCCAACGGGATCGTGCACCCCAAGCTATCGCTGATCGACCAACTGCGCACAGGACGCGTCTATAAAGGCGAGCGGTGAGGGCAATGGAGTGGATCGCCGCCGGCGCGTTGCTGCTGTCGGTGGTGGGCGCGATCTCGGGCGTGGCGAACTACATCATGCTGCAAGCGATCAAGCTGGCGATCTCGAATCTAAAAGTGGCCGACGGCGAAAAGCAGCGCCAGGCGCGGGAGAGCATCGAGCTGTGGGTGGAGACTAAC